ACAACCAACGGATCAATGCTCATTTTGCCCATAAGTCCATTGCTGAATCCTTGTACAGCTGCATATACAGCTTCTATGTCGTCTGTTTGGTCTGTCATTGTGATACCTCTCTAGCTGTGAATATTTATAGCCCCAAGAGGTATTTAGTGTATGGTTTCTGGATCATCATCACCGTTGTTGACCACTAGTTTGAGTGAGGTTTTGGGTTTGTCTTCCATGTTTGCTACTACCTCTGAGCCATAATAGCTGACTCGACTGTTGCCTTCTTCGTCTTGTTCAATAACAGCATCAAAACGTGGAATATCATGGAATGCCGCTACAGCATCACACATGTCGTATATAGCAGTTCTAGCTTCTTCGTCTAGTTGCATTTCTGCGGCCTGCCCACAGATGTTTAGTAATGCTTCTACTACTTGTTGAATATCTACTTCGTCTACTGTGGTTGTATCATCGCTCATTAAAATACCTCTTTGCTGGTTGTATAGTATTTATCGACGATAAATATTGCATAATGAATATAAAACACTGTGTAATTTTTAACAGCAATCAAGAAATCAAAAGAAGAACTTCAGGTGCGTATAGGTTTGCTAATCAACTAGAAAGTATGGGCTGGAGGGCAACTGTGGTTGATTGGGCAGCTGACTGGCCAGAAGCTGATCTACGAAGGTATCTTGATGCTATTGTAGGTGAGGACACTGTATTGTTTGCTATATCCTACACATGGATGAAACCATGGTGGGCAAAACAGTTTGTAGAACAACTCAAAGAGGCTTACCCAGGACGTAAATATATCGCAGGCGGACAGCAGTTCTTTCAGCTTGACTTAGGCATGGATGCTATGTTGTTTGGATATGCTGAAAAAGCAGTTCCTGACACAGTAAACTGGCTGTTCAACAATGGTCCTAAACCCAAAGGCAAAGATATTCTAGGTGGGCTGTTTATTGACTGCAACACAGACTATCAAGCTATGAACCTAGGTGACTACAGCATAGACTATAGAGATGATGACTATATTCAACCCTATGAAATGCTAACTGTTGAACTCAGTCGTGGGTGTAAGTTTCGTTGCAAATACTGTAACTATGCATTTTTAGGTGTCAAAGAAGATACTTCAACTGAAGCAGAACTATTACGTGCAGAGCTAATGGATAACTATGAACGCTTTGGCACTACTAATTATATACTAGCTGATGATACACTAAACGATAGGGAAAGCAAGCTAGAAATGTTAGGAGATGTTGTTCAGAGCCTACCTTTTGAACCAAACTTTGCTTGCTTTATACGTATGGATCTAACAATTGCGAAACCACAACAGCTTAAACTACTCAGTAGAGCTAGGGTATGGAATCATTTTTATGGTGTAGAAACATTTAACGATGACGCAGGTAAAGCAGTAGCCAAAGGTATGCCGTCTAAGCGTATCAAACAAGGTCTAATGGATATGCGTGAGCATATGATGGGTGAGCTTGGGTTATACAGAGGCAGTTGTGGAATGATTGCAGGGTTACCACATGAAACTCCAGACAGTTGGCAACGTTCAGAAGATTGGCTTAGAGAAAATTGGGGAGACCAAAATTGGGATTGGTGGCCTCTAGAGATTAGCTTAGATACCAATACAGCAACCACTAGCGTTTTTTCAAAAGAATGGCGTCAGCATGGTTATAGAGAAATAACCGATCCTGTACGTCTAGCAGAAATACATAGTTACTATGATAGAGAAGCAGGAGGAACCCAACATAAGTTTGATAACAAAAGTTTATATTGGGAAGCTGATTGGGCTGACATAGGACAAGCAAGCAAATTTGTAAAAGAATGGCAAGATGGTGACTTTTGTAGGAATGAACAGTTAGTTAGTAGTTTTCAGTTGTTAAACTATCTTCCTTTTGTTAAAAGCACCAAAGAACTATTAGAATTAAAGCTACGTCCTATGATGTGGAATATTCATAATGGACAACAGCATAATGAAATAGTTGTACCTTATATAAGACGTAAACTTGAAGGAATTCAATCACTTGAAGCACTTAAACAAAACGGAGCAGGACCAGGCTTTTTAGATCTAGCTAGGAACAAGCATTTTGAAATGTGTACTCATAACAGACGCCTTAGCGATCTGTGGGCATCAATTAACTAGACTGTTATATACTTGTGACCACATAGGGTCTTGATCGCCCCAACTGCGGGCAGTAACACACCATCTATCTTTATCAGATATCATATCAACATTGTGCGGAACGTTAGTTCTACATACAGTAACTACTTTATGACTAAGACAGTGTTCGCTATCACGTTCTAGTAGTTCACAAGGTGTTTCCTGATAAGTCATTGAGCCTGCATCTGGGCTACTAGATTCTAGCCCAGGGAAAGGTAGTTGTCCTTTAGCCGCTTGGCTAGCTTGATCCATGTTTTCAGGATCCCACCAGGGCTTGTACCACACCATAGGATTATTATCTTCCTCTAGTACCCAGTTGTAGCTTAAAGTTACAGGAAGATTTAATCCCTCTTGTGGATCTACATCTATATGAGCACCAGGGTGTTGATATCCTGCTTTCCTATGAAATACAAGTACACCGGTAATGTTACATTCAAAATAGTTGTTAAGTAATGCAGTAAACTCATTTGTAAGTAATAATTTATGATCGCATTGCCAAACAGTTGCTCCGCCTGTGGCTATTTGTATAAACTCAGGGTGATTGCGTAGATATTCTCGAGGGTCTACACTAAATGCATTTTCAACACTTAGATCTGTTTCTACCCAATTACGCATTGTCTATTGCTGCTTGAAACATTTTGTAGGGTATTGTGCATACCCAAAAGTAAATTGGCCAAAATATTAAATTGCCAATTATAACATCAATCATTTTTCTCTCCGGCATAATAACATGCTAGTTGAATTTTGTAATAAGGATTGTTTTCAAACTTTTTCCAATTCTTTGCGGCAATTAGTTCGCTACATTCTGTTAATGGCATTGGTTGTTGCTGTACATATTGATTACCAATGTACTTCCACTCTCCTTCTGCTGTTTGTCCCCATAGAGAAACTACTAATACTACTAAGTCTGTTACATTCATTTTTTCCTACTTTCTAATACTTCTTTGCATTTGTCAGTTGCATAAGTTTTAAACCATCTAGGAGCAATCGCATGTAATGCTACAGCATATGCTGCCTTTTCTAGTTGCCATGACACCCACATTGCATGCTTGAAGTGTTGCCAACGGGTTTCACCTACATCTTCTAAATGTGCCTTACACTGTTTACTAAACATTAAAAGTCAACCTCTCTACCTTTGTGTTCCCATGTGCCAAAGCGTGTAGGCTCAGCACCAGTTGGTCCACCAAATTCTTTAGGCTGTACGATCCATGGTTGTAGTTTGTCAACAGCTTCATCCCATGTAGCCCAATTCATAATACATCTAGCACTAATAGCCCAACGCTCTTGTTGGCCCATGTCTACGTTGTGTAGTACATTTGTTCTAACCATTACAAGTTTGTCGTGTCCTATTGTGCATCTATCTATTTCTTTACATTCGCTCACAGGTATTTCATCATAGTGTACAGCGTCAGTAAATTTCTTTAGTTCTATTTTTGCAGTGTCTAGAGGCTCGTGCCATGTCATAGCACTATCATCGCCTTCATCTAGTATCCAGTTGTAGCTACTAACTACAGGGTAAAAGTCGTTGACATCCATGCTATCGCTAGAATTAGTTGCATGAAATCCGTTTTCATATTCTACACCCTCTACCCTACTAGGGCTATTGTTAGGGGCTACGTCTATATGTGCGCCAGCGTGTTGATAACCTGGAGCTCTCCAAAATATAAGTGCGCCAGTCACGTCTAAAAATGGGCATGTTTCTTTTACATAGTCTACCCATGTTTGGCTGAATATTTCATCTTTACCAAAAGTCCAAATACCCCCGTGTCCTTCTATGAATACGTCAGCTCTATCTGTGTTGTCAAAGCAGTGCTTCTTAACATCAATATTAATTGCATCTTTGGTATCGATATCAAGTCTTACCCAGTTTTTCATTGTACAATCCTATCTTTTAATGTTTTAGTATAGTCGTCCCATGACCAGTGCCATAAAAATCTTGCACTAATCAACCAACGTTCATTACTACCCATATCTACAGTATGAGGAACATCTGTGCGTACAAGTGTAGGAGTTTGCCCTATGCACAACCTATCTATTTCTGTCAATTGTTCTAGTGGCCATTCCATGTTTTGATCTGTTTCACTTCTTTTGGTATTTGTACCTTCTACATTAGGCATTTCATACCAAGTCATCTCAGCATCATCCGGATCAACTGTCCAATTTAACCCTGCACCATACAGTTCTCCTGTTTGTCCAAGATCAACATGGGCCCCTGGATGTTGATAATGTGGAGCTCTGTAAAATATTTGTGCTAGATCTACTTTTATACCTAGATCATTAAGAAAGTCCTGTTTAAATATAGTATCAGGATTTAATGTCCATACGCCTGCTTTTCCTTCTATATAAAGTGCATGTTCGCCTTCGCGGTATGGGTCGCTGAGGATATAATCTTTTAGATTAATCTTTAGAGCATCTGTTACATCTAAGTTTATTCTATGCCAATTCGGTCGGTTCATTAATCCATTCAACTTTATCTACGTCCCAGCAATCATCAAAATTTACTTTGAATGTAATATCTGTTACGGTATCTAGAAGTTGAACAAGACGATTCTCGATATCTCGCACTTCAATCAAACCAATACTTTCGTAATCTCCTGGAACACCTTTATGTGCTTGTCCTGGTTGTACATTTTTATCTTGTACAGCAAGACCAGAATCTTTGTCTACAAATGTTGTTACTTTAAAGCGACAGGCCCAACTTTCACCTGCAGGTATATCTTCAATCTTCATTGTTCCTCCTATATACATACTTATCTTTGGAAAAAAACAAGGATAAATATCTGAGTACACTTCGTACACAAAAGGAGAACTCCAATGACATTACGAAACATATCGCTTAACCTCGAAGTTGGGCAAACAATTCTTGTGGGACAAAACGATTCACCAGCAAAGATTACCAAGATAGAATTTCACGAAAAGTCAGGCCAGGTATCATTAAATACCACCAAAGGTCCAAGGAGTGCTCTTACGTTTAAATTGTGTGAGCAACAGAATAATCATTACGAGACTCCTGCTGACAAATACCGCTAAATAACTGTATGCGAGTACAAGACTTATTACAGCTAGAAGCGGATATTGAAGAGTGGGCTGCAACACGTAGTCTATGTAAAAGTTCCAAGCCAGATCATGCTATTGGAGCAAGTGCCCTTGCATCTTGCAAAGCACAAGGCTATCGTGCAAGACAGACAGGCAAGACTCAAAAAGTAGGTAAAAAACGTGTAAAACTCGGGGGCAAAAAACTAAAGTCCAAAGATTATGGTGGACCAATTAGTCCGACTGCAACGGGCTGATTATGTTAGCTCCCGGCAAAATACTCGTAGCACACCCTAAACTTGAAAGCGGATTATTTGGAAAGAGTGTTATAATTCTAACCGAACACCATGATAGTGGTACTGTTGGATTTATAGTAAACAAACCTTGTCAAATTGATCTAAACAAAATAATGAGAGATAGAGGAATTGAATGGCCTAGTGCTGATGTTCTATATCAAGGAGGACCTCTTAATACTTCTGCTCTTGTAATGATTCATACAGATGACTTTAGCTCTACTAACACTATGTATCTACCTGGAGGGTTTGCAGTAAGTAGTGACGAGCTTATGATCGAAAAAATAGCAATGGACAACAAACCAAATGCATTTAGATTCCTAACAGGTATATGCAGTTGGGCACCAGGACAATTAAATCACGAAATAAAAAAACAAAAACAATGGTTGACAGCTACACCGAATGATGCTATGCTATTTAATAGTACGGGATTAAAGCAGTGGAGAAGAGCTCTAAACCTAGTAGCATCAGAGACCACTGCACAATATTTCTAGATTGGAAAATAAAATGCGACTGTCAAATAGAGTACTAATTACTTTACTTACTATCTTTTATTCCTCACTATCATTTTCTTTTGTTGCACAAGCCCATGAAGATCCATTGGAAATGCCTTGGCCCAAAGGAGAAAAGGTTCCTTGTCGTTGTGATATTCTCGCAATGCCATATGAGCTATGCTTAAAAGGTATTGGTGCAGAAGAATGCTTTAAAGTAGTAAAAGAAGAAGGTAAATCTAAAAAGAAACAATGTCCAAATATAAAAGCAAACGGTAGAGAGTTGCATTGGCAGGACAACGTCAATGACTTTGCGACATCTAGTTGTGCGTTTAAAGTTTCAGAAGAGGAAGAAGCCGATCCTAGTGTTCCAGGAATGAGTAACCCTGTAATTTATCCTGTAGTGATACCTTGTCATGAACTAGGAACGTGGCTTGAAAATATGCAGAATGATTTTCAGCTTTATCCTTTTGCACAAGGAAATGCAGTAGTGCGTCACGGACAAACATTTGAATTTGCAAAGCCAGAAATGTTAATGATGGTAAACCCTTTGAATAAGAATTATGCAATGTTAGGTGTTTTTCCAAACGGTTACGCATGTCTACTTGCCAGCGGAGACGGGTTCGAAATGCTCGTTAAACCGTAAGTTAACGCAAACAACATACACTAATATAAATAGAAGACACAGGGAGTAGTACATGTCTATAAGCCCAATTTCTATTCACAATTATGTGGCAGAGACACTTAGTCTAACAAAGCTTCACGAGCATACACTTCCAAAAACAACAGAACAAGCAATAAAAGATTTTAGAGAGCATCAGCGTGTTCACAACGGTGCTTGGCATCTTGGTAATAAATTAGATATTATGGTTTGAAATGAGTGATGTACTATTATTAAACGCAGACGCACAGCCTACTAGTTACATTCCCCTTTCAGTTATCAATTGGAAAGAAGCAATTACTTATGTATGGATGGACAAGGTAGTTGTACTTGATTGGTACGATGATTGGATGGTAAGCAGTCCTAGTTGGGAAACAAAAGTTCCTGCGGTAGTTATGCTGAAAGAAATGCAACGACGGCGTGGCCGTCCAAGATTCTCAAAAACTAATCTTTACATCCGCGACTTATACACTTGCCAATACTGCAACACTACCCACACAAGAAAAGAACTAACCATGGACCATGTCATTCCGTTGAGCCTAGGCGGTAAAACTAAATGGGATAATATGGTTGCCGCTTGTAGTCCATGTAATACCCTCAAAGGTAATAAAACACGTATGAAGCCTAAAAATAAACCATACACCCCAACTTATTATGATCTAGTTGCAAAAAGAAAACAATTAGATATGCCAATTAAACATGAAGCATGGAGAACTTATATATGAGTAGATTTATAGCCGCAATGGATCACAGTGGTGGTTCAACAGGAGGAGTACTAGAACGATACGGACAAGCGTATACTGAAGAAGATAAAATGGATAAAGTACATGATATGCGTTTGCGTATGGTAAGCTCTCCAGACTTTAATAATGATAGTATATGGGCGGCTATTTTGTATCGTGACACAGTTGATAGAGGTATGGTTCCTATTCTTAGACAAAAAGGTATTCACCCTTATCTAAAAATAGACAGTGGCTGTGCAGATGACGGTACACTTAAAGACTTTGATACTAATGAAATACTTACATATGCAGTTGCCAAAGGCTGTGTAGGTACTAAGATGCGTAGTATTGTTAAGACTCAAGAAATAGTAGACAGTGTATTGGATCAGCAGTTTGAGCTAGCTAAAAAAATACATGCATGGGAACTTATGCCAATAGTAGAGCCTGAAGTTCCAATAGAACATGAACACAAGCAAGGACTAGAGATAGCCTTGCTACACGGACTTAAGAAACGTTTAGATGAATTTGATGGTAAATGTATTCTTAAATTAACGCTACCTGAACAACCAAATATGTATAAAGACCTTATAGGACATAAAAGTGTACATGCAGTTGTTGGTCTAAGTGGAGGATACTCTACTGAGGAAGCATGTCGTCGACTTGCACAAAATGATAATATGACTGCAAGTTTTAGTAGAGCCCTAAGTGAAGGTTTGTTTCATCATCAAACAGATGTAGAATTTGATATGACTCTGAGCATGAACATAAAGGATATAACAGAAGCGAGTACATAAGTGACAACAAAAGTTGGAATAAATGGTTTTGGAAGGATAGGTCGTTGCCTAGCCCGAATCATCACAGACGAAAGAGACGACCTTGAACTAGTTAGAATAAACGCCACAGGCGATGAACATGTAAACAATCATTTGTTAAATTTTGATAGTGTGCATGGCAGATGGAAGGGCAAACTAAAAGACACTACAACATACTCACACACAAGGGATATTAATCTATTAAATTGGAAAGGTGTTGATGTTTTGTTAGAATGCACAGGGCAGTTTAGAGATGGGAATCAATCTAGTGTACATCTTCAAAACGGTGCAAAGACTGTTCTCATAAGTTCGCCGGGAAAGAATGTAGACCGTACAGTTGTTTATGGTGTTAATCATAATGATATATCAGTAAAAGATAGTATCATTAGTAGTGCAAGTTGCACAACAAACTGCCTTGCCCCAATTGTAAAAGTTTTAAATGATAGTTTAGGAATCATACGTGGTTCAATGACTACAATTCATAGCTACACAGGCGACCAAGCTACAATCGATAGGAGGCATGATGATTTATATCGTGCTAGGGCGGCCGCAATGAGTATGATACCAACTACAACAGGAGCCGCTAAGGCTCTTAAGTCGGTACTACCTGAAATGGAAGGGAAAATTATTGGAAGTGCTATAAGAGTACCTACACCGAATGTAAGTTGTATTGACTTACACTTTTATAGCGAAGCAGATGTTGATGTTGATACAGTAAATGATATTGTAAAAACAGCAAGCGAAAATGAAATGAAAGGAATTATTGGTTTTGAAACTAGACCATTAGTAAGCATGGACTTTAATACTACAAACGAAAGTTGTATCTTTGCAGCCGACAGTACACTTGTTTGTGGGAAGTTAGTTAGAGTATTATGCTGGTACGACAACGAATGGGCATTCAGTAATAGAATGGCCGATACAGCTTCTCATATAGGATTAATAAATGAATATTAATATAACGACACACCCGACAGGTAGAAGTCCGGAGAACAAATACTTTTTTGGACATCGTACTGAAGCATTAGATCTTACTAGGCCTAAGTATAATAAGATTGGTAATGAGCAAGACTTTAAAGACTTCCATAACGATATGTATGAATTAGAATACAATCATAATCTTGTGTTTTATACTTGCGGCCTTTGTTTTAGAGTAGAAACAAATGACGACAGGCATGCACAATTTGTACGCAATATGTTTCCTGTGGTTGATAACCCATTACAATATACAGCTGACTGGACAATACTACATAACACAGACATTGAAATGTCAAAGCCTAAAATACACGTACATCTAGACGAACATGTAATGCTAATTGCAGGCACTACGTTCTTAGGAGAAATTAAGAAAGGCGTGTTTGGTATTGTAAGTTTTGAATTACCAGAACATAAAGTACTTCCTATGCATTGTAGTGCATTTACTTACAAGGACAGTACTAATCTTATGTTTGGTCTTAGTGGCACTGGTAAAACTACATTGTCTAGCGATCCTGATTACAAACTAATTGGTGATGACGAAATAGCATGGAACTACGAAGGCGTTAATATGATAGAAACAGGGTGTTATGCTAAGAGCGAAGGGCTAACACCTGAAACACATCCAACTATTTTTAATGCAGTAGAGCTAGCAAGGTCAAACAATTGTTTGGTTGAAGAAAACCCAGGCGCCGCTAATGCTAGGCTAAGTTATCCTTTAAACCTTGTTGAAAATGCATATGACACAACAGATTTTGATCACCCTACTAACATTTTCTTTTTAACAATGGATGCCAAAGGCATGTTTCCACCTATTAGTAAAATAAGCGGCAACACAGTGCGTAGGTTTTTTGAAACAGGATACACTAGTCAAATGCCAGGAACAGAAGCAGGAACAAACGAAATCAAACCTTTGTTTAGTCCTTGCTATGGTTCGCCCTTTATGCCTAGGGCAGTTTCTGAATATAGCGATTTATTAATGGATAAAATAGACACACATAAAGCTAATGTCTATCTAGTTAACACAGGTATGGACAAAGACGGAGCAAGGTTTCCGTTAGAGTTTACTAGACAATGTGTTAAAGATGCTATTGTTACAGGAAGAGCTGATAACAGTGAGCAAGTACTACAAACTTTGGAAGGATTATTGAATTGAAGTACGTAATTGATATTGATGGCACCATCTGTAAAGAAGTAATTATACCTGACAGCGGTGGCAAAAAAGACTATGCTAATCATATACCAATGCCAGATCGTATTGCAAAAGTAAATGCACTATTTGACGCAGGACACACAATTAAATATATGACAGCTAGAGGTTGTGTTAGTGGAGTAGACTATTACAATCTAACAAATAACCAATTAGTAAAATGGGGTGCAAAGTTCCATGAACTAAGCGTAGGTGAAAAAGAGAACTACGATATTTGGATAGATGACAAAGCGTTTTGGAGTGAAAACTTCTTTCGTGAAACTGGCGAAAGTTATGAGTGATGTGGTATGTGATAATATTTTTTGCTGCTTTGAACGCAGACGGATCTCAGCCAATGTATGTGTTTACTAAACCAACATTTGAAACAGAAGCACAGTGTAGGTTTACACTAACAGATAAAAAAAGTGTAGAGAGTTATACAATGAAACTTGTAGAAGCGTACAAAGGAACACTACCAGGACCTATTAGAGGTGTTAACTGTATTCCTCAAAAGTTGTTTGAAGAACTTAAAGAAATAAAAGGTGAAGGAGATAGAGGAATTACTATATGATAGAACACCTAAAGAAATACATAGGATTATACCTATTAGGAATGATTGCTTTAGCAATCTATTTTGATGCAGCAGATGATAGCTATCCAGTATGGGTATGGTGGTTGCTAATTCCTGTAGTACTATGGAAGACGCCGCCATTTAATATAGGTGATTGGTTCTGGGGTAAAGTAGCAGGCTTTTGGGAATGGGTACTAACACCCTTAATAAATCAATTAAAAAAATTGCCTTGGTGGGCTAGGACTATATTTGCAGTAGTTCTTTTGTACTGCTTCGAACAATACTTCCTAGCACCACTAGGCTATACCATGTTACCATGGCGCATGGATTTTAGTTAACGTTTAGATAATATAAAGTTTATTCTGTTCTCATGCATTTTGCGGATGGCACGTTTAAAGCACCAGAGCATGTAAGTATTCATAACACCTCTCCCTTGCGGTTAAAGTGCGTTCCTTCGCTAGTGCTACTTCCGTCCCTTTATGGGATGAACGTATAGTATTTAGTTGGCTCTGGGGGAAGGACTCGAACCTCCACGGTAAATACTTTGCGAGTTACTTACCACACGGTTAACAGCCGTGCGTGTCTACCATTTCACCACCCCAGATCATTCTTATATCTTGTTGATCTTTTCTAGTGCAGGTATCATACGTGTAATACCAATACCTCCGCCTACTCTTTGAAAAAAGTCAAACTCTAAAAACTTTTCAAGCTCTGCTTCTACACGTTCTTTGCCAAATAGTTTGTATAGTAATTCGCTATACTCTCCATCTACAATACTATGGAATGTATCACGCATCATATCAACATCGCATGAGCGTTCTGCTGATCCAATAGTTTCCATACCGCCTAGTATAACATCCATTTTCTTTGCTGTATTGCCATCATCGTTTCTAGCCATGTTCCAGAAAGGTGATGTTAGCTCTGGAAAGTTTGTAATCAAACAACTACCAAAGTTCATCTCCATTGCTAGTTCGTGACTTGCATCCATTTCAGTGTCTGCACTTATACCCCAATGCTGTTGCCATTCTCTATATGTTTTTTCTGTTAGTGCATCAAAGCCCAAGTACTCACATAGTTCATACTCCATTGCTTTAAGATCATCAACACTACCTGGCATTTCAAATTCAAACATTGGAAATATTATATCGTGTCTACCCGGAATAGCGTTTGGTTCTTGTCTATAGGAAGTGGAGACACAAAAAAACCCCTTACTATCGGGGCTACTTAATAATTCATGTTCTAGCCACATCTGGCCTGTTTGCGGCAATGGCCAAACTTGGCCTGCGTAATTATATGTTGCTACATTAAATGGATCTTCGCATGCGGCTAGTATACTAAGCCTATTCTGCGTATGGACTTCTAAAAATCCTTTGTCCAAAAAAAATGACCTTAAAAGGTCAACGGTGTTTGTAAACTTCTTCGGCGATATTAGTTGCGTCATTTTCTTTTCCTTTTAGTAAATTCAACCTAAAAAAAATTTGCTCAAAAAAAATTGAGCCTATTTCTTCATCTGTTTATTTATCTTCTTCGTACAGGCTTAGCGTTTTTCTTTTCCTCAGCGGCTCGCTGTGCGTCTTTTATTTTATCTTTTTCAATTTGATCTTTAAGTACAGTGCCTGCCCACAATCCTACTCCATAGACAAGGATTACAAGAACTGATACAAAAATTAAAAGTGAAATAGGTGTCCATTGTTCTATCATTTTTTAGGAGCACAATCTGTTGTAAAATCTTGTAGACCATGTACGTAATTGTATAAAGTAAACCAGTCACGTTCACGCATTTTGTTGTAGTCATCACAAGGAAATAATAAACTTAAATTAAACACAATACCAATCTGATTATGTGTTACTAATTTTGCAAGAGTCATTGCTTTTCCGTGGGTACATCTTCCTAAATGAAATCCACACAAGTAATATTTGTCATAGTGGGTTGGTATATCTTGTATGAAAGGGAATATTTTATCTTGTGTTGTATCCATCTCCTCCATTATTTCACGTCCATCTGCAACATGAATAATATCAAAACGGGATCTTATTAATTTAAGTGTTTGATTTAGATAAACGCCAAACGCTTTTGTTTCATCTGCAAGATGAGGGAAGTCTTGAGCATCATGAGGTAAAGGTTCCTTCCATGCATCACATACTACTAAACATTCTGTTGCCACAATAATACTCCTACATTAATATTTACCTTAAATACACTGATGATAGACAAGGATCCATTTGAACAGGTTCTACGGGACCTAAAACAGCAAGGTAGGTACAGAGTGTTTAACGATATACTTCGTGAACGCGGTGACTTTCCTAAATCAATTTGGTACGGGCCTTATGCAATAAAAAATATTGTAAACTGGTGTAGTAATGATTACCTCGGTATGGGTCAGAATAAAGTCGTCATTGATGCAATGCATACTGCCTTAGATCAAACAGGAAGTGGATCAGGTGGTACGCGAAACATTGGCGGTACTTCGCACTACCATGTAGCACTAGAGCATGAGCTTGCAAAATTGCATGGTACTTCAAGTGCTTTATTGTATACAAGTGCATATGTTGCCAATGAGTGGACACTGGTTGCTCTAAGCAAAATCATTCCCAACATTATGTTTTTAAGTGACGACATGAACCATGCCAGCCTGATAGAAGGTATAAGACATAGTGGTGCTCCTAAGGCAAGATGGAAGCACAATGATCTGAGCGACTTAGAAGAAAAATTGCAAGATTGCGTAGCTAACGATATGATACCATGTATTGTATTTGAATCTGTGTATAGCATGGATGGTGACGTAAGTCCAATTAAAGGTGTTTGCGAGCTAGCCGAAAAGTATAGGGCCATAACATATCTAGACGAAGTACATGCTGTAGGCTTGTACGGGGAATCAGGGGCCGGTAAGCTAGAAGAAGTCGGACAAGAAGGTGTAGTTGATATAGTCAACGGAACTTTAGGCAAAGCGTTTGGAGTACAAGGCGGTTACATAGCTGGTGAAGGGATTGTCATAGACGCAATCAGATCAGTAGCTAGTGGATTTATATTCACTACCAGCATGAGTCCTGTGATTTGTGCTGGTGCCTTAGCTTCAATTAAATATTTAAAGGATCATAATGAGTTGCGTGTTCAACATCAAGAACGTGCATCTAAGTTAAAGTCTATGTTAGCAGAAGTTGACATAGAAGTGCTAGATGTTGCAAGCACACACATAGTTCCTGTAATGATAAGAGATGCAAAGCGTTGCAAAGAAATTAGTGACGAGTTGCTTAATGAATATGGGATTTATATACAACCCATTAACTACCCAACTGTTCCAGAAGGAACAGAAAGGTTAAGGATCGCACCAACTCCTTTGCACACTGACGCTATGATGAGCGATTTAGTAGACGCATTGGTTAAGGTTATAAAGTGATCGCAGAAAGGAACAACATGGACTTAATTAAAAAATATCTTTATCAAGGGTTTGGATTCTTTTGTGTAGGAATGGCCTACATCGGTTTCGTTACTCCAGGAATACCATTTAGTATTTTTCTAGTAATGGCTGCTTGGGCATTTGCTAAGAGTTCTCCACGGATGCATGCATGGTTATACAACCATCCATGGTTTGGAGAGTTCCTAACAAATTGGACCACAAAGAAAGTTTTTCCAACATGGGCAAAATATGCTATGATAATTGTAATGTCAAGTACATTAGCATTTACATGGTTTACTACAGGCAATATCAAGGCAGTTCTTTACTCAGGCATTTTTATGTTAGGCGTAGCAATATGGTCTTGGAGGTATCCGGGGTCGGTTAACGAGTACAATCGCAGAGTAGAATCAAAGGAGAGGATTGCGTGGCTAAGGTAGAATTTGATGATCCACAAATATGGACAGTTGAAGAATTATTAGAATCAGAAAGAAAAGGAATAGCAGAACTAATTGAAGATTTGGCTAAAGAAGAACATCCAGATGTTGCAGAAATACAGAAATTAGTAACAGTTGCAGGATATATAGAGGACCGTCTTTCAGGAAAATACACTTGACATGTGCTAAATACTATGCTATATTAATAGCGTACACACAGACACATAGGAGAATATAATGACTGTAGACACTAAGTACGGTGCTGACATTTTAAAGCAGACCCAAGCAATGGCAGAAATGGTAAAAGACATGATGCCAAAAATCAACACAAACAAAAATGGATATGAAATCCGATCTAAGATCTTACAAATTGCAAAAGATCAAGAACACTTTGAGTATAATGCAAAGTTTGCAGGCTGGCAACAGACTTCACACGTAGATTCGGAGACTAACGAAATAGTAACAACTGTAGAGATGCCACCTATTCCAGGTGTTGACTCTATTTTAGAAACTGCTAATAAGTTCTATGATTTCGTTAACGATAAAAAGTAACTAATATAAAGAGAATATAATATAAAGGGACATAGTCCTTACAACATATAGATAGTTAGCAACCCCCGGCACAGGAAACTATGTCGGGGGTTAATCGTTTTACGCTACTCTTCTTTAGTTGTTCGTTTTTGTAGTGCATTAAGTAATAAACCATATGCAGGTAGGAATACAATTAATCCTACTACAATTTTTGTTAGTGTATTATTAAACGCTACGTCTGCAACCCATGGTGCAGGATAAAACGCTGTGTAAAAGAATGCGTAAGTATCAATGATGTTAGCGGCAACAGTCGAAACTGCAGGGGCTATCCACCAAGCTGACATTCTTTCACGAATGTGTTGGAATACGTATACGTCAAGCATAGTACCAATTGCATAAGCAGTACCACTAGCTAAACCTACACGATATGCATGTTCATCACCTAGTGCTAATAATACAAGCACAGAAGCAACAATCGCAGGAATAATTGCCATTGCAACAACAGCTCGTCCTGCTTCTTTGCCAACTAGTCTAACTGTAAGGTCAGTAGCTACTACAACAATAGGAAAAGTAAACGCCGCTGCTGCTAACGGAAACTCTCCAAACAATGGTAGGTCTGCTCCTGGAAATACATTAAATCTAATTGTAACAAGGTAGTTGCTGAGTGCAATTACCGCGGTGTGTAATATGACTAGGTTACGTACCAACGTCATATTAACGTCTTTGAATATATTACTAAACATGAAATTCCTTTCTATATATTGTCGACTGGGTATTTAAGTCTAGGTGTGTAACATTAAAGTAGTACTGAATGATGATAATCAACCAGATTAAATACACTACTGACGAAAGCTTATGTCAGTTAACAAAGGAGGTATCCATTATGGAAATCTTAAATAAAATAAGAGGATGGGCAGGTGCTATCACAGAAGTAGGTATTTCACTTATTTCTTTAGCAGTTGTACTGGAAGTTCTCTTCAACGGCCAAAACATTCCGTTCTGGCCAAACATCAACGTTGTTAGCAATATCACTGCAATGATCTCAGGATTGTCTGCACAAGGTCTTGTTGGCTTAGTTGCTGTCTGGGTGTTATATCATATCTACAATCGCAAAGCGTAAAATTTTATAACACTTTTTGAGTGGCAGAGCCTTCTTGGCGGAGAGTTCTGTCACTCTTTTTTATTTGTTTATTTGGTCAGCCATTCCGTGATTAACATCTGCATGCCCTTGCTCGTCAGCTCTTACTTTTTTAATTACATCACTTAACTTTGCAGTTTTTTTCAATCCGTAATAATCTATTGCAATTTGCGGAGCAGGAATATTTTCAACCTTGCTACTTTTTATTTCATCTAGATATTGTGTGTATGAAATAACAGCTTGATCTTCAAAGTATCCTATCATCCTGTGTGCAGTGCCTGGAAAGAAAATGTATAAAACTAGATAGAAGTGCCAAAAAACAAGCTGAGCAAATGCAATTAATAATCTTTCAAAGATATTTGGTTTTGCAATTTCAATGAAGATCATTAAATGCATTCGTTCGTTTTCAGCTTCGTCTAGTAAAGTCTTAATCCAGCCTCGCTCATCAGGTTGCATCTTTCTTAGGCTACGTAAGTGATTCCACATGCCTGCTACCATACCTGGTACTCCGGCAACAGTTTCAAGTACTACTGCTCTGTGTCCATAACGCTTTGCAAAAAAAGTATCTGCAAACCATCTAAACATCATTGTAAGCCTAAACGCTATACTATCGGCGATGTCAACTCTTTTTATCATCTAGCCAATCTGATTCTTCGTCAGTGTACGGCCACATTAGTGTGTGCCTCTATAAATTTGGCCACCTGATGCAATGTGTTTAATATCGCAACGGCTGATGCCCATGTCGTTAAGTTCATAATCACTTAATTTAATAAGTTCATTGTAAACTTTACGATCAAACTTTGGTTTAAACTTTGATACAAAGTTATTTAAAATAGCAAACATTAGTCTTTCCTTCCTTTGAAATAATGCTTAGATGGTTCGTAAGGATTCGTTAGCTCCTTCCAAAAGCTTTTTAATACTTTCCACATGGCTAAGTTGTAAGTTGTGCTAGAGACAACCACATGCAACTAAAAATAATAATGCCAAGTCCGCCCATTAGGACTGCTTCACAAAATTCTCCAGTGCATCTGCTGTGTAGATCTTTAATTTTATTAATCATAGTCTTCGTTCCTGTGTGTGTTGATTACCTCTCATAGTAAAAAGCATACCCCTTCCGTATGAATCAGTAATCATTAATGTTGTTAATAACATCAAGCAGACCCCTGCTCGATAAAAGTTATAGTTGTCCTAAGAACGCTCCGAAATTATTCTAGCTTGTTCTTCGTACAACCTTTTAGCTGCTTGGTATTGTCCTTGACGAGCAAGTTCAGCTGCCGCTCTAGCATAGCTAGCACTTTCTGCTGCTCTCATCAACGCATTACCCATAGCTTTGAATGGAGTTAATAATACCATTATACCCATCCTCTCAAATTATTATTTGATTGTGGTGGTCTTTCACCACTAGTCCTGACCATATGATCATACGCGAAACGCCAATCGCTTCCGTACTCTGTTTTTGCCCATGTTAGGTAACTGTTGTGGTCACTGGATGTCTTAGATCCAAACAGTTGCCGTAGGACTTTAGTCACATTTCTCATTGTGAATCTCCTAGTTTAAAAATGTTGGATGCTTAAGGAAAGCAATACCCCGAGTCTTTTCTCGGCGTCAATGTCGCTTTGGACATCGTCAATTGCTGTTTTAGGAGTGCTTTCAACTCCCATAGTCTATCCTATGTGTCTGTGTGTGGTTACATTTACTGTAACGCTTTTATTTATCATCGAGAAGCTATAAAACGTACAGTTTAGAGCGGATAAACCACGATTTTACCATTTTTTTTGCAAATACCTACTATGCACGATATGCATACCGTGTCAATACTCTATTGATATTGTTAATAATAGGAGTTATTATAAATAATCAGTCGGGCAACGTCGAGCCTGGTCTTAATATGTGAGCGATGGGGTAAAGCCATCAAGCAGAGGAGATAACAAATGGACGCACTCACCTTATGGAGCCTGGTCGGGTTCCTATTTGCTGCTTATGCAGTTATTGCAAACGATTCAGTACAGACTCTCGGTACATGGATGGCATCAAACAATGAGAGATTCAACTACAAAATATTATGGGCATCAGCAAGTACAGTATTACTTGCCACGCTTTGGTATGGTTGGGCAACTAATGGCGGCGATATAAGTTATGGCCGTCTTAATAAAATACCGTGGCAAGAAATACAATGGTATCATGCAGCGGCACCAGGTATACTTGTATTACTTACTAGACTTGGTGTACCTGTATCAACTAGCTTCTTAGTACTAAGTGCATTCGCAAGTACATTTGTACTAGAGAAAATGCTTATGAAAAGTATAATGGGATATGGTATTGCGGCACTATTCGCATACGGTGTTTGGTACCTAGTAAGCAGGAAGCTTGATGAAACAGTTCCTGTTAGAGAAGAACACAAGTCTTGGTGGCGTGTTGCACAATGGGTAGCAACAGGCGGACTATGGTGGACTTGGTTATCACATGATATGGCTAACATTGCAGTATTTCTACCACGACAAGTTCCTGTAGATTTAATGGTGCTTGTTAGTTTTGTATTTGTTGCAGGTTTATTCTGGATGTTTAAAGAACGTGGCGGCAAGATACAATCAATTGTATTAGAAAAACATAACACAAGATATGTGCGAAGTGCTACACTAATTGATTTGTTCTATTGGTTATGCTTGTACTTTTTCAAAGAGCTAAATGATATACCTATGTCAACTACTTGGGTATTCGTTGGTATGCTTGCAGGTAGAGAACTTGCTATTGCACAATTCACTGGCAAGACAAAGTTCAAAAGTGTATTTCCTTTGGTGGCAAGAGACTTCCAAAAGATGATGATTGGACTAGGAGCATCGGTTGCTATTGTATTAACAATCCATTATATATTAATACCAAATGGATTTTAAATTTAACTTGACAATGTTAGTATTAGATAGTATACTATAAGAAACATTTGCGGAAGTATCAATGAGAATAACTATTGCAGGGTATGGCCATGTTGGTAGAGCTGTCGAAGCCTATCTAAAAGAGTGTGGTGTAACTACCAAAATAGTTGATCCTGAGTATTATAGAATACTAGGAAAAGATCTTACATGCGGATTAAAAATCAGTGACACAAACGCTGAAGGAGTAATAATCTGCGTAAGTACTCCGCAAGCAGAAACTGGTGAATGTGATATGTCAAATGTCTTTGATGTACTCACAGATACAGATCCAAAAACTCCGGTACTAATCAAAAGCACAATCAGTCTTGAAGGTTGGGAACAAATAGAAAGTTTGTTCCCAACACATACAATTACATTCTCCCCTGAGTTTATAAGAGCAGAACATGCAGTAGAAGATATGCTTGCTACTGAAACTTTTTATATGGGAGGTGGACACTATTACTTTTGGGAAAGAATATTAGAAAGAGTAATGATCAGACCCAACAAAGTAGTAAAGATTAAACACGCACATCCAAGAGATTTGATATTAGCTAAATATTTTCGTAACAGCTTTTTAGCTACAAAAGTTGCTTTCTTTAATCAAGTTTATGATTTATGCAAAGCCGCTGAAGTTGATCACGAAGCAGTCATACCCTTAATAACAGACGACAACCGAATAGGAGATAGCCACAGCAGAGTAACATCAGAACGGGGTTTCGGAGGTCACTGTTTTCCCAAAGACACCCAAGCAATTCTAAAAACAGCACAGGACTTTGATATAGACTTGTCGTTGATACGAGAAGCTATTCAATATAATAATAACGTAAGGAAGGGTGACACTTGAAGATGAAGATAATAACTGGCAATGCGAATCCGGAGTTAGCTGATAGAATCGCACAACACTGTTTTGCCACATTAGTTCCTGCTAAAGTAAGTAACTTTGCGGACGGAGAAACCAGTGTAGAGTTTTTAGAAAATATAAGGGGAGAAGATGTTTTTATTTGTAACTCAACATCAACTCCTGTAAACGATAGTTTAATGGAATTGCTTATAATGATTGATGCTGCCAAGCGTAGTAGTGCTAGTCGTATTACAGCAGTTATTCCTTACTTTGGTTATGCTCGTCAAGATCGTAAGAGTGCAAGTCGTACACCTATTACTGCTAAGTTGGTTGCTAATTTAATTACAACAGCTGGCGCAGATAGAATACTTACAATGGATTTACATGCAGGACAAATACAGGGGTTCTTTGATATTCCAGTGGACGATTTAACAAGCCGTATCGTATTTGCAGATGATATTAGATCACATGTTAATGTTAATCAAGGCACTGTCTTTGTTTCGCCTGATGCAGGCGGTGCAGTTCGTGCTAGAAAGTTTGCTGATATGTTTCATGGAGATATTGCTGTCGTTGATAAGCGTAGACCACAAGCAGGTGTTAGTGAAGTAATGGCACTAATTGGTGATGTGAAAGACAAGCATGCTATTCTAGTAGATGACATTGTAGACAGCGGAGGAACACTATGTGGTGCGGCACAAGCTATTATGGATGCAGGAGCATTAAGTGTTAGAGCTTATATTACACACGGAGTGCTAAGTGGAGAAGCAGTTAAACGTGTAGAAAAGAGTGTACTTGATGAACTAGTAGTTACTGACAGTATCAACACTAGGGACTTTAGTAAACTTAAGAAATTGCGTGAAGTAAGTGTTGGAACACTATTCGGTGAAGCTATTCGTAGAGTTACTAACGAAGAAAGCGTAAGTTCACTGTTTGACTAAACTTGCGGTGTTTCCATACCTTCAGCGGCTTTTTTAATGTGCATTACATAAGCATCAATAGAGTGATCTGAGAAACTATCAACTTTCATTACTTTGATACCTCTCCAAATACCTCTAAACCTGTCTTTAGTTCTTTGCCATCCTGTGAGTGTACGAACATTGCCCCAAGTGTTTAGATAGTGTTCCATGCCATGGTGTCTATATCCCATTATGTTTAATGGAACTCTTGTGACTATATCGTTATTGTTTACCCATCTAATATGTCTGACGCCTAAAGATGTACAATACTTGGTCCATCCTACTCTTGGACTACCGTAAGTGTAAAGCTCATACGGATTTGGAATACCTTCATGATGATAACATCTGCTAGCCATAATAGTTGCCATAGCTGCACCTAACGAATGTCCACAGAACCAAACAGTTTTCTTTGCATTTGCTTTACGTTGTATATCTTCTAGTATCATAGGCCATAAGTCGTCTACTTCGTCCTTAAAACCTCTATGCACTCTGGACACAGTTTCAGCAACGACAGGCATTGCCTTTAAGTCTGCTTGTATATCACTATACTGTGTAGGCTGTGTTCCCCTACAAGCTATAACCATATCTGTTTTATTTTGGAATCTATATGCTTGAGCACCGTCCCGGTCATAAAATTCTGTTGTTGTAAAACCTAATTTTTTCGCTTGCTTTTTTGCACTATTGATGTTATAATAAGCATACTTTGATAACTTCGCGAAAAGTAATGATCGATTATATGTATCGAGATCTAAAATACCCGGCATCTTTCCTCCTTATTGCTATAGTAGCGACTAGAAGTAGTCGTTACAGCAATATTTATACTCCAAACCTTATAAATACACATAAGGAAGTGTGAGAGAAACTATGAAGAAACGTACCAGATCAATTTTAGACGAATTAAACCAGGTACATGGCAATCGTGATAATGATTTGTTTATTGATACCACTGCGAATAATATCATTGAGAGTGCTATTAATCTGCTCAGTCGGGTACATAGTCATTATGATATAGACACAGCTTCTGAACTAGAGCGCCGTTTTATTAATAGTATTAAATCAGGCGATCCTCGTAAGTTTCGTAGGGCAATCCATAGAATACGAGAAGGAAAGCAGAATGACAATTCTTAACGAAGGTGGCAACATCTTCCAAGGTACAGCTGAGTTCGATCAAAAGCTGATACCGGACATGATGAAACAAATTAATAAAGTCATGAAAGTTACAGGTGCCAAAGCACTACCAATTGGTTCTGGTGCAACACCAACACCAGGTAAACTAAGTGGCGATTTAGATATGATTGTTGATGCTGGTACTATAATAAAGCACTTCAAAGTTGCAGATACAAAAAATGCAAAAATAGAATTAGAAAAGTTATTTCAGCAAGCTGGCTTTGAAACACGCAAGTCAGGACAAATTGTACATGTTAAAACCACAATAGGTGACACACCTCAACAAGTTGATATTATGGTAGTAGACAACGGTGCTACAGCCCAAAAGTTTCACGTACACGACTTACCTAAAGGATCGTTGTACAAAGGTGTACACAAGCAAATTATGATAGCTGACCTTGCTAAAGTAAAAACAACAGACGATCATCCTAATGGCATGAAATGGAGTGCGTATAAAGGACTAGTTGACAGGGAAACTAACGAACTTATATCAAGCGATCTTAATCAAGTAGCTAAGATTCTTTTAAATCCAAAAGCAAAAGCTGCGGACTTAGGAAGTGTTGAAAGTATTGTAAAAGCAAATCCAGAAGCACAAGCAATTGTAGACAAGTACGAAGCTGATCCAGAAAGTGCTTGGATGAAAAAGAAGATACCTGCACCAACTGAAACATTAGAAGACAAACAGCTTAGACGGATCAAAGAACTGCTACCAAAATGAGATATCAAGAGTTTAAAATACTGACCGAAGAATTTAAGGGTCGCGAATATAATCACGTAGAAGATCTTGTGACTGTTAACGGATCAGCTGGCGCAATGAAAGCAGCAGATATACTAGACGGCATGGGCAGTGACTCAGGTGATGTAGCTATTAAATGGGACGGCAACCCTACATTTTATTGGGGACGTGAACCAGACGGCACATTTGTATGTGTAGGTAAAAATGGCTGGGGGAGACAAAAGTCAACAACATCAGCTGACTTGTCTAAGTTTATTTTAAACACAGGTAAAGGCGAAGACTGGCGTAAAGACTTTGCTGGAGATATGGCTAGTGTGTTTGACTTGATGAAATCTGCAACACCTCCGAATTTTAGAGGCTATGCATACGGAGACTTACTTTATACACCACGCAAACCATTTACTAGTGACAACGACTCAGTTGTCTTTACTCCTAACAAAGTTACATACACCGTGACTAAGAAAAGCGAGCTTGGGCAACGCATAGCGGCCTCACAAGTTGGTGTCGTAGCACATACTACATATGAAACTTTTGGGAGTAAAGATAGCACACCTATTAAAGATGTAAGTATTTTTAATAATAGAGATGTTGTTGTGCTAGGACAAACATATGTAACACATCAACCCAAGGTTGATACAAAACAAACAGATGCTATACGTAAAAAAGCAAATGCAAGTGCAAAAGTAATTGATCAGTTTCTTGCACCACAAAAAGGTCTAAGTGATATGAAGAATATCATTTATACATATGTCAATCATATGACACGTACACAACAGCTAAAAAATATAGAATCAGGATTCTTTGAATGGCTAAGTACTAGTAAGGTAAGTGCAAACAAGCAAGCAAAAATTAAAGGTATGCATGATGCTTCACCAAAAGCATTAGCAAGTATATTTGGACTTATCAAAACAATAATGACTGTAAAGGACAATATCATAGATCAATTAGATTCCGCAGATGCAGACGTTAAGGCAACTACAGCAGGCGAAAAAGGCGGCGAAGGTTATGTCGCACAAAAATCAAAAGTAAAACTTGTACCTCGTACAAGATGGCAACCAAACTAAGGAGTTAGAAATGAAAGTACATGAAATTACAGAAGGTTACTACGATGCATCACCTTTTGCCCAAAAGATGGCAAGGTTTGGTCGTACACTTCAACAACTAGGACAAGGCACAGGAGAGCCGGGAAGCCTAGCTAAAATGTCAGACGAAGAACTAGGCATGATGAATAAAATGGGATCACTTGGGTCAGCACTAACTACTGTTGGTAACACCTTTGGAATCAAAGATCCATCAGAAGGCAGCGGCGATCCAAAGCAAAAGCTTGCTAAATTTTTTAAAGATTTAGAATCTGCTTGTGGTTGTGACAAGCCAACTATTATGAAACTGCTTAAAAAAGCAGAAGAAAATGCTAGTATGAAAACTGATGTTGGTGTTAAAGACCCTGAGCCACAAGATGAGCCAGATGACGAACCAGAAGATAAAGCACCAAGTGATGACGAAATTGATCGCGACGCAAAAGACTTTGCAAGAGGCTAATATTTAATGACTGATCGGTACACAGCAACTGAATGGGCAGCAATAGAAGGAGGCCATACTATGGATACTTCTAAAGAAGAAGCATTCTCATTCATTAAGGACTTGCACGAAGCACGTATGACAAAAGATAATGGAAGTTCAAAAAAGCTAACATTCTCAGATTGTTGTGAGAGATTGTACCTAACACTATTAATATTAGAAACTATGCGTAAGTATCCCGATTTTAAAAACATAGTGCAAAAATACGCTAAAAAGACTGTGGGCTTTGAAACTTATAGATATTATAGAATCATGGGTACAGATCTTTATAACTTTATATATTTTATAGTAGGAGGTGATTCTGCACAAAATAAGTTAAAAGATCCTAAGTCAGCTAAAGAAATGAAAAGAAACTCACGTATTCCTGTACTTGATATTAATAGATATATTCGAGCATTAGCTAACGGTAGTGAAGTTAATCCTAGTTCTTTGTTTATTAAACTCGAATCTGCTTTGAGAATTACTAACTCCGATTACAAAGCAGTTCGTAGAAGTATACTGAACTGGGATAAACAAACTAGATCAGATAAGCGTTTAGTTGCTACACGGTTAATATTTGCGACAAGGGCAAAGCTTAGAAGCTCAGACTTAATTGATGACTTTGAAAAGTGGGCTGCAATTAAAAACATGGAGAAAGCTAGTGTCACTGATCCAGAGCCTACAGTATCAAAACCAGACCTAGCTGGCTCACAACAAAATCTAGCATTGTATAGATATCTAGTTGGATCTAAGAATCTAGCACTAACTAAACGTTTCCTACAGCAAGCGAGCAATGGACAAGCGGCTAGTAGTGGTATGGTGCAAGCATATATGCCTGCAATAGAAATGCTTGATGATATAGTGCAAGCAGGACCTGCATACGTAAATAACCTACGTGCATTACATAAACGAGCCAAAAAGAGCTAAAACACCCCATATTTTCCCTAATAGATGATAAATAAAAGTATACAAAGAAGAAGAGGTCTTCTTTAGTCATTAGAGAATATAGGAGAATATAAAATGGCAGCAGTAACAAGAGTAAACGGATTAGGTCATGCACACGCAACGATCTATTCAACAGCAAACTTAGGTTTCGCAGTTGTAGCATGTGGTGCTTCAGTAGCAGCTAAAGGTGGAATTGGTTCCACTATTGAAGCTATTGCACAGCAACTACAGCCAATTGCAATCAACAGTGAAGGCACAGCTGGTTTGATTAACATCGTATATGATGCTTCACAAACTAACGCAGCTGGTCTACAAGTTGGCTTACAAGCACTAGGTACAGTTGATTCAATCGACCTATCATCCGCAACAGTAACTGAAGGCGGACAGTTTATCGTAAGTGCATAATTTACGTAACTAAAAATAAAATCTACCTTAGGATTTTGAGAGCTCACATTTATGTGGGCTCTTTTTTTATGTCTGTAAATACTGTATGGACAAGTTTAGACTTACTACACTAGTAGACATTACTGAAACAGGAGCAAGGCGTGGAGAAGATCCTCTTGCATACAGACAACAGCAAAACTTTCTCACAGTGCTACAGACGATAGGTTTGAGAACAAATATTGAATATACTAGTGGTCCAACATGTATTACAGCAGTTCCTAAGGAAAAAAGTTTAGGAAGTGACTACAAAGGACAACAAACTATATGGCAGTTTGAGTTTACATCTCCAGCACCAGATTCATTAACGCTAGACATGTTAAACAATGATTTTAATTTAATTCCTATAATTACTGAGTTAGCTGAAACAGTAAAATTTAAAAATTCAGTTTTTATCACACAAAAACCTAAAATAAGCAATACCAATTTTGAATTATTAGATAAATAATATTGTAGCACAAAAACTACCAGGCATCTAAAGACACAATTAAGGCCCAACTAAGAGTTTACTTAATCAAGCTTACTGAGCGTAAGCACTACGGAGTTTAAAGATGGCTGGTGCCACAGAATTAGAAAAAGAAAACCTTGAAGCACACGTTGATCTATGTCAACAACGCTACGAAGCTTTAGAGGGCAGACTAACCAAAATCGAATCAAAAGTAGACAGCATACATAAAGATGTTGTTGAAGGCCAAAAAAGTATGACTAAAGTCATTATTGGCGCTGCAGGCACAATTACAGCCGGCCTGCTATCTACCATCATAGTTCTAGTAATGAACCTATAAATTACGCTAAATAACTATATGTTATTACGCGAGCTATACATACCACCTAAAGACGCAGTTGAAATAGAAAATCCTAAAACAGGGTTCTCTTACAAAGTTGACAAGAAAAAAGCTGTGGCTTTAGTTAAAAAAGGTTGGAAGATAGTTCAAGTTCATCATGAGGAAGATGACTTAGACGAAGGTCCTACTTGGGCTAGATCTGGTAAGAAAGTTGTACGTAAGTATAGATGTTCAGCTGGTCCACGCAAAAATAGAATTGTGTCTAAGTTACAACAATGCTTTGCTGCACCAAATGTAAAAAAGCGTATTGCATTAAAAAGGGTTAAAGCTAGATTAGGTTCTAGAATTGCTAGGAAAGCAAAAAGGACAAAACGTATTAATCCTGCATCAATTAGAGTACAGCGTCTGAATAAAGCAACAAGTAGAAGGCGATAATATGTTTGTACGTGAGATAATAGAAGGTGCAACACCTATATTTGGTAAGACAGGTAACAAAGTCGTACGCAAGTATAGATGTACTAGTGGCTCACGTAAGGGACGTATTGTTGCTAAACCAGGAACATGTACAGCACCTAAAAATGTAAAAGCAATGACTACAATGAAAAAGACTAGGCGTAGCAAAGGTGCAACAGTTAGTATAAAATCTAATAGAACAAAACGTACTAGCCCAGCTAGTCAAAAGCTTAAAAGGTTAAATGTTGGTTCACGTAGAACACTTCGACCTAGAAAGAGAAGGGGAAGCAAACGATGAAGATAATGGAACTTGTAGGCACTCCTGCAGATCAGCAAGGTAGAGCTGACGCTCTACCCGGTGTTAGTAATATGGATCAAGCAAAACAGCAAATGGGTACAGAAGAAAATCCAGCAGTTGCAGCGAAGCAAAAGCAAGAACAAAAGAAAGTAATACAAGATCAAATTCGTGCTACCCGCGAACAGCTTAAACAACTACAGACACAACTAGCGGCAATAAAATGAAGTTAAACGAACTCATTAAAAGCTTCGAAGTATTCTTGACCAATGAAGAAGAAGAATTATTAGAAACTTTGGGCAATCAAACAAAGCCGCTGTCATCATTCACAGAACATGATCAAGTCATAATTAACAACTTAATACGTAAAAGTGTGGTAAGTAAAATAATGCTCGACAAACGCTCTGTAATGGTGACAAAAAATGATTTCTGACAATCTGATATATGACCTTGAAGATATTGTTGATAAAGGACTAGAAGATACTACAATACCAATTGCCAAAGGTAATAGTGTTCGTATTAAACAATATGTAGTAAGGAAGAGTAAAGTAGGCTATCTTGTTTATGACAGTTCTTGTAATAAACAGCTACATAAAACACAATTTAAGTCAATAGCTATTGCAATAGCTAAGAATCTTGCTGAAAATAAGAGTCATATGTTCGATAAGATAATAGATATAGAAAATAATTTAGCAAAACACTATAATGATGCAGTATTTTATAAGCATATGATAAGAAAAAGTAAATGTGACCAAGCAAGACAGACTAGAGAAACAAGATTAGAAATTTCTCTAGTAGAAGCACAAAAAGTACGAGACAGTTTAGACAGATTAATTTTGTCTAAAGTATAAATACATATATAAAAAAGTTCAAGGAACGTTGCAATGAATATTAGAGAATTTACAAGACCAGCCAGTGCTAAAAAGTTAAATGAAAGTTTAGCTAAAAAGTTTGGTTCTAAAATTGATATTGATCAGTTTACTACTGAGCAGTTACAAGATGCTAGAAACAAGCTTAGAACCTCATTAAGTCAAGTGGAAACAAATGAAGCATTTGATTCTGTACAAGACAAAACATATCAGAAGAGTAAGTTATTCCTTGACGTACTTAACACAGCAATCGAAGAACGCAACGACACGATTGTAGATGCTATTGACGAAGCAGTACAGCAAGTTAATGAAGGCGAAGAAGATAAAGCAGAACTAGTAATGGCAGCTAAAGATATGGTTGACAGACTAACTGGATGGATGGAAGATACAGCAGAAATGCAAACCGAATCTATGTTAGAGCTAGCAGATGCAATCCGTGATGAAATGGGTAGTGAAGCAAGTGAAGCATTTACTAGTCTTGTAAAGCCAGCACTTGAATCAATGTATGGTGTAATGGAAACAACACGTGGTACACTAACACAGGGTGTAGGACAGCTTACTGGTGAAGCTGAGCCTATGGATACTATGGGTGCAGATGATATGGACCCGGATGCAGATCCAGACATGGAACCAGTTGACGACGAAATGGACGATGCATTAGATACTGTTGGTACCGATGATGACGACTTTGGTGCATCTGATGCAGAAGCAGGTGGCGAAGACCTAGGCGGCAGAGAAAAGCGTGAGTCTGTAGAGCGTCCAAAAAAAAAGCTAAAATAGAAGAAAATGTAGACAGTACGTCTATATTCCAAATCCTAGATCATTTAAAACAATCTGATAGAACTGTAATTAGCATAAAGAAACTTGACAAGTTTATGCAGAATACAGGACGTAATCAGTTTTCATATGATGTATTCAAAGCTGCATATGACAGCGATCCCAAAATCCAAAAAATTGTTAAAAACTTTGACAAAGACAAAATAGAACTTAAAACTTCTGAAGTTGACGATGTTGAAGACTTGCCAGGAAATCCAGGACGTCCCGGAGATGAAGTTTCCAAAATGGCGAAAAATGCAACTGACGTTGGTAAAGATCTCTAAATAATACTTGACAAATTGATACTTTGATGCTATAATATAAGTTATACATGGGAAAAGTAATGGATAATAAAGAGCAATATGACAGAATTGTTACTAATATAAAACAAACCCTAGAAAATTACGTTGCACCAGCAGTAGCTGGACATGGCGGTGTAGTAAACTTTGTAGACTTTCAAGAAGGAACATTAACACTTGAAATGAGCGGAGCATGTTCTGGATGTGCAATGTCCGCAATGACCCTCCAACAAGGCATAGAAGGTATTATGATATCTATGGTTCCAGAAGTTAAAACTATTGTAGGAGTTGACGATCCGAATTCAAGTGTTGATCCATTTATGCGTCATAACTATGACTATAACCCAGATGATTACTGGGACGATGACGTAATAGCCAAAGATTAAAAAGAGAACTTATGAGCCTTATCACTGAGAAGTACAAGTACGAACGATTACAAAGAGTTGAAGTAGACGGAAAGCGTAGGTATGCAGCTCCAGGTCACCCTCCAGTAGCAAGTGTAACAACTATCCTTAGCGGCACCAAAGATATGTCGCACCTTATTGCATGGAAAAAGCGAGTAGGTGAAAAGAAAGCACAAGAGATTGTAACTGAAGCGTCTGGCGTAGGTACTAGAATGCACAAGTATCTAGAGGACTACATAGAGTTTGGCGAATGGCCGACAGCAGGTAGCAATCCATATGCACAGCAAGCACATATGATGGCAACAAAAGTGCGTGATAATGCAATGGTTGATGTAGATGAAATATGGGGCAGTGAAGTCCCTCTATATGTTCCTGGCATTTATGCTGGTACAACTGACTTAGTAGGTCAGTACAAAGGTAATCCTTGCATAATGGACTTTAAACAAACCAACAAGCCTAAAAAACTAGAATGGGTTGAAGATTATTTCTTACAACTTACAGCATATGCAATAGGTCATAATGAAGTGCATGGTACTGATATACGTCAAGGACATATTTTTATGTGTAGTCGTGCTGGTGAGTATCAGCAGTTTGACTTATGGCCGGATGAGTTTGATGACTGGTCTCAAGAATGGTGGAAACGGTGTGAGCAGTATTACGAGAAGCATGGATGATTAGATTATTAAGTATAATTCTTTGCTTACTTTCCACCCAAGTTTATGCAACTACTAATGAAACTTCTTTATGGGTAAAAAATATTGGACAAAATGCAGTATCAATTGATAAAGAAGCTCCATTGCAAGAAATTTTTGTTAACAATTTAGATATTAAAAGAATATCATTGTTTGTTTTAGGACCATACAGGAGAAGCTTAGATAGCAATAATTCTGAACAATACTTACAGTCTATAGAAAAATTTATTTCAGTAGTTTATGCAAAAAGACTTTTGTCATATCCTTCCGGTGAAATACAAATTATAAAAAATGAGGATAAAGGAAAGAGAGGAACTATAGTTTATTCCTTAGTACAATTTGAAGATAGGCCTAAACCTATATCAGTAGATTGGTGGGTAATAAAAAATAAATCTAATGTGAATAAAGTTTTCGATATAAGAGTATCTGGTATTTGGATGGCACAAGAACAAAGATCAACATTTACAAGTTTTTTAAGTAAAAACAACGGCGATATAAATCAACTTATACAACGATTAAATTCAAGTAAATAATAGAAAATACAGCAGATTTACGGTGGTATCATGTGCTGACATAAGCAAGTAAGGAGTCTGCTATGTTTTTTGATATCTGTAACACCCTTTTCCTCTACGGAATTTTATCAACTTGGTGCGGTACTGAAATACCAACACATCCAGAACAAGGCACTGTCCTTAGTACATCGTGTTCTGGCACTATTCTAATAGAAAAAATTGCTGACGGTAACGGCGGCGCCATAGAAAGTTTAACTGGTAACTCAGAACAGTGTGGTTATACACCTCCTGTTACAGCAGTGGGTACATTAATACGCGAAGGTTGTTCACAAGGCTATCCTGGTGTAAAATGGTTTCTGTATGCTGATGGTGAAGGCGGAACCTATTCTGAAAAGGATAATCAGTCAGTTGAGTGTGGTTGGGAACCACCCACTCTTGTACTAGAGCTCGAAAAAGCAGAAGGTGATAGATTTAAACCAGCTGTTATAAATGTTATCTACACAGACTTCTTAGGACGAGAAGAGACTTGGGGGATAGTTCATGCTTCAACGACACTAGGACACATAGAACGTCGAGGTAACGATATACTTGTTTATGGTACAGGTGAAACAGGAGAAGGTATTGTTACACTCGGACGTCAAGAGATACAATTTACAATTGTTGAAGAACCTAGATGTGGTAAAGCCAGCACTGGCTATGCACCAGATTGTCAAGGCTATGCCTACAGTGGACCCACACAAGGATATATCTACTACGGAGATGATGACGATCAAATTGTGGAATGGGAACTTGCATACTTTATTTACGATCGCGAAGAATCTTTAGATGAGAATTATCATAATTCTCATATCACGGAACTGTTCGAAAAAGGATCTAAGGAATGGAACAAAGTTCAAAAAACTGTAGATATCTATAACAACGCTTATGAGAGATCAGGTATACACATTCGTTATGTACTCAAGGAAGGTAACATAGGTCGTATGCATTATCACGGTAACGCAGGTTTAAAATCTGTTATCCAAAATAATACTAACGCAGACGTTGGATTAGGAACAGGATCTACGTGTCCTAACACATGCGGGTGTGCATATGTTAACACATATTTTCAAGAAAACTCTAACAGAACTCCTGTAAGTAGATCTGTTTGCGGTGCTTATACTGATCTACATGAAATAGGACACTCAGTAGGATTAGCACATGGTCCTGAGAATAGAGCTTATGCTCAAAGCGGATACATTTGGAGTGCGTTTGGTCATGGATGGGAATCACTGTGCGGTAGAACTTTTCCAGACATTATGTCATATGATTCAGGTGAAAGAGGCCATCATAATTCTAGACTTACTTGTGGTGAGATGTACGGTGATCTTATACGGGGAAATAATCCTAAATCGTGGGCGCCTTGGGACGATCCAGCAGGATATCGTGACTATGCAGATGCCGCATATCATTTAAATCGTATAAGGTATGACGTTAGCTTAATTAATTGTGAGGATAGTATATGTGCTGATGCCCCAAGATCTAGGCTAGCAGAGCAGGATTTTTATATAGAAGGCATAGGCGAGCCTCTAGAACTTATAGAAGATTATATCTATGACTTTGAAGACGGTGAACAACAGCAACAGAACGAATTAGAACGATTAAAAGGTTTTGATCGTTTGAGACAACAAAGACAACTTCCTTAATTGAATAAATACATATAATTATAATGTAGGAGACACACGTGGCTGTAGTATCAATTTCAAGAATACAAATTCGTAGAGGACGCAAAAACCAAGGTTCTGGACTACCTCAATTGGCAAGTGGAGAACTAGGTTGGGCGACTGATGCACAAGAATTATGGATAGGTAATGGCGCTGTAGCAGAAGGCTCTCCATTTGTGGGTAACACAAGAATATTAAGTGAGCATGATGATTTATTTGCATATGCTAAAACTTATTCGTACAAAAGTGTAAGCAGTAACTACCAAACAGGAGCATCAGTTAACACTCCTGTACAAAGAACATTACAAGCAATATTAGATGACAGAGTAAGCATTAAGAGTTTTGGTGCTAACGGTGATGGTACAGACCAAACAGCAGCAATTCAACGAGCAGTCGACCAACTCTATTTGAATGCAGCTAGTAAACTTACTGCTCCTAGCAGAGTTGTATTATATTTCGAAGCTGGTGATTACACAATATCGTCAACAATTAAACTACCTCCTTACTGTACTATAAAAGGAGCAGGTATAGATAAAACTATTTTTAACTGTACAAGCACAACACAACCAGCATTTGATACAGTTAATGATATTAGTACACCTGGAAGTTATGCAGGAGACGCGACTAGTACTACGCTTAACCAACCAAGAAATATTTTGATAAGCGATTGCACAATTCAAGTTGTTAGTTCACAAGCATTAAAACTTACTTCCTGTAAGGACAGTCATTTTGAAAATATTAAACTTAAAGGTCCTTGGGAAAATAATTCTTCAGTAGGAAGTACTAATGGCATATGGCTAGTTAGTCTAAGCACAGCAGTAAATTGTACAAACAATTATTTTAACAATGTGCATATGCAAGGATTTACAACCGGAATCAAATCAGACTTTGATATCTCAAAGAATGTATGGAACAACTGTAGACTGAATACTTGCATGTTAGGTATTGACTTTGGTGGCGGAACAATATTAGGTACTAGTGGACAATTAACAGGTCCTGTTAATAATATTATTACAAATACCCACTTTGATCAAATATCTCAGCATGCTATCGCTATCACAACAGGTAGTAATAATGTAAGTCAGCTTAATAAATTTTATGACGTAGGTAACAACATGGCCGATTCGTCCAGTGCGACACATTCAGTTATAAAATTTTTAGCATATAAAAATGAATCAGTTGATGATTGGTTCAAAAGAACAGAAGATCTAGGTTATGATCCTGCTTATCAAGTAGGGATTAAATATGTTCCTGAAATAGAAGGCAGTGCAATTGCATCATTAGGAACAACTTATAGACTAGCACTAACACAATTTTCAGAATATTCAAAACTATTTAGGCTTCCAGCAGATACAACTAGAGCTTTTGAAATTGATTACATTTATAAAAGTAGTGCAGTAAATGCTCAACGTACTGGCAAAATGGAAGTAATAGTAAATCCAACAAATAACATTGTTGATCTTGTAGACTCTTATGATTACGTAGGTGATGCAAGTTTAGCAGAAAATTTAAAATTTAAGGCTCAAACTTTTGATGAAAATTCCAACTCTTCGGTTGACACAATAGCCATTATGGTGTTAAACTCTACTAGTAGTGATAATGCAGAATTAACATACACAGTAAAGACTAAATCATAACGGTAGGAAATGTACGACAAGCAATACGAAGACAGATTAGCATCATGGGCAGAATTTAGATCCACACTAGAAACTTCACACGACCCAATCCAAGATACTATAGATTTTTTTAGTCATGCTCCGTTAGTTAATATACAGACAGATCCTTACACGCCAAGCTCGTGGCCTGATCCTTGGGAATTAATTAAGGAAAATATTTATTGTCCCTTCGTTAAGATTCTTGCAATTTGTTACACCTTGCAGTTAACTGACATTTTATCAGGGGAAAGTTTTGAGATACATATTACACACGACCAGGAAAAGTCATCAACGTATTATCTACTATATGTCGGGGATCGTGTCATAGGCTACACAGAAGGTACACATGTTCAAATTAATCAACTTCCAAACAGTATTATTTCGCATCATGAGTATCCCATGCCGGCCCTAAACTAAATATTGAAAACAACAGGAGAGAACATGAGTAATGGCATAATGATCGTCAAACGTGACGGTACAAAAGAAAATCTAAACATTGATAAAATACATTTCGTAGTAGAGGAAGCATGTAAAGACCTTGCTGGTGTTAGCTCTAGTCAAATTGAAATGAATGCCAACTTACAGTTTTATGATGGTATGACTACAGAAGAAATTCAAGAGATTTTAATACGTAGCGCCAACGATCTTATTTCATTAGAAAATCCTAATTACCAAACAGCGGCAGCAAGACTGTTGAGTTATACAGTTAACAAGCAAGTGTTTGGTGAGTTCAAACCTATTCCATTAAAAGAAATGATTAACCTAAACATTGAGCGTGGTGTTTATGATCCTGAGTTTTTAAATTATTATACAGAAGAAGAAATTGCCAAACTTGACAGTTACATTTGTCACCCTCGTGATGAACACTTTACCTATGCAGGTATGCGTCAAGTAGTTGACAAGTATCTTTGTCAAGATAGAAGCAACAATCAATTGTTTGAAACTCCGCAATTTATGTATATGATGATTGCGGCAACATTGTTTTCACAGTACCCAAAAGAAACACGTTTACAGTATGTAAGGAGATACTATAATGCGACATCGCTTTTCAAGATCAACATTCCGACGCCAGTCATGGCAGGAGTTAGAACCCCAGTTAGACAGTTTGCGAGTTGTGTTCTCGTTGACAGCAATGATACTCTTGACAGCATCTTTGCTAGTGATATGGCCATTGGTAGATACACAGCCCAACGTGCAGGTATTGGAATTAACGCTGGACGGATCCGTGGAGTCAACTCTAAAATTAGGGGAGGAGAAGTAGCACACACTGGCATCATTCCGTTCCTAAAAAAGTTCGAATCAACTGTAAGATGTTGTACACAAAATGGTGTACGTGGCGGTTCAGCTACTACACACTTTCCTTTTTGGCATCAAGAAATTGAAGACATCCTTGTACTTAAGAACAACAAAGGTACAGAAGACAACCGTGTACGCAAACTAGATTATTCAATTCAACTAAACAAAACAATGTATGAAAGGTTGTTGTCCGGCGGAGACATAACTCTTTTCTCACCACATGACGTACCAGGACTGTACGAAGCATATTTTGGTGATGCAGACGAGTTTAAAGAGATGTACGAAAAGTATGAACGTGCTACTAGTGTTAAAAAGAAAAAGATATCAGCAATGGACTTGTTTTCAGCACTAATAAAAGAACGTGCAGAAACAGGACGTATCTATATTATGAATGTTGATCACTGTAATACACACAGTTCATTTAAAGACAAAGTTTATATGAGCAACTTATGCCAAGAGATTACACTACCAACCAAGCCACTAGAACATATTGATGATCCTGAAGGCGAAATTGCTCTTTGCATATTAAGTGCTATTAACGTAGGTACTCTAAGAGAATTAAATGAACTAGAAGAACTATGTGAACTAGCTGTGAGAGCGTTAGAAGAAATCATTGACTATCAGCGTTATCCTATTGCGGCAGCTGAAAAGTCTACTAAGGCCAGGCGATCACTAGGCGTAGGTTATATTGGTCTAGCACATTACCTAGCACACAATCATGTTAAGTATGAAGATAAAGAAGCATGGCAGTTAGTGCATGATCTATCAGAAGCTTTCCAATTCTATCTGCTTAAAGCTTCAAACAAACTTGCACAAGAACGTGGTGCATGTGAGTACTATGACCGCACTAAATACAGTGAAGGCATATTACCAATTGACACATACAAAGAAGAATTAGATAATATTGTTGGTAAAAAATTAAAGTATGATTGGAATAGTTTACGTAAGAGCATTGGAGAACACGGGCTTCGACATAGCACGTTGTCCGCTCAGATGCCATCAGAAAGCAGTTCCGTTGTGTCGAACGCGACTAACGGAATCGAACCACCACGCGGATACCTGTCCGTTAAGAAGTCCAAGAAAGGGCCTCTTAAGCAGATTGTTCCGCAGTATCAAAAGCTAAAGAATCAATACACACTATTATGGGAAATGCCTAGCAATGAAGGCTACATTAATATTGTAGCAGTAATGCAAAAATTCTTTGACCAAGCTATAAGTGGTAACTGGTCATACAATCCAACACAGTTTCCTAACAACGAAGTTCCGATGAGTGTAATGATGAAAGACTTATTAACTACGTATAAAATGGGTTGGAAAACAAGCTATTATCAAAACACATATGATTATAAAACAGATCCTAGTGAAATTGACGACGAGCCAACTATTGAAGCACCACTAACTACACAAAATCCTTATGTAACTCCAGAAGAAAATGAGGAAGAATGTGAAGCTTGTGCAATTTAATACTTGACAATTTGTTAAATATAGTATAAACTAAAAGAGCATAGACAATAAGAGGAAGTAGGGCCACTATGGCAAAATCAGTATTCAATCAAGAAAAAGTAGATTTTACTAAAGAGCATATGTTCTTTGGTGCAGATCAAAACACACAGCGTTATGACGTTTTTAGACACCCTGTGTTCGATAAATTAAATCAAACAATGCTAGGGTACTTTTGGCGTCCTGAAGAAGTAAGTCTACAGAAGGATCGTGCTGATTTTCAAAACTTCCGTCCTGAACAAAAGCATATTTTTACAAGTAATTTAAAATATCAAACTTTGTTAGACAGTGTCCAAGGTCGTGGTCCATGCTTGGCATTCTTACCGCATGTTTCACTTCCTGAACTAGAAGGATGTATTGTTACTTGGGATTTCTTTGAAACAATTCATTCACGTAGCTACACACATATTATGAAGAACGTGTATCCTGACCCTGCAGAAGTATTTGATACTATACTTGATGATAAGAAAATCATTGCAAGAGCAACTAGCGTTACTAAAAACTATGACGCATTTACAGAAGCAGCAGATGCTTACACACATCATAAAAAAGGATCAATGCGAGATGTAAAGAAGAAACTGTATCTTGCAATGCATAATGTAAACATACTAGAAGGACTACGGTTTTATGTTAGTTTCGCATGTACGTTTGCATTTGGTGAGCTGAAACTAATGGAAGGTAGTGCTAAGATTATTAGTCTTATTGCTAGAGATGAAAGCCAACATTTAGCACTTAGCACACACGTATTAAAACTATGGTCGCAAGGTAAAGACGATCCTGAAATGGTAGACATTGCTAAAGAGTGCCAAGAAGAAGTACTAGACATGTGGCGTGAATGTGTTGCAGAAGAAAAGGACTGGGCAGAGTATCTATTCAAAGATGGATCTATGATTGGTTTGAATGAAACATTACTACACAAGTATGTAGAATATATTGCTAACCGCAGACTTAAAGCACTAGGCTTGCCATTAATATTTGAACAATCAACTACACAAAATCCATTACCGTGGACACAGCATTGGTTAAGTAGCTCTGGGCTACAAGTTGCACCGCAAGAAACAGAAGTTGAGTCTTATGTTATCGGCGGGATCAAGCAAGACGTTGACGAAGATGCGTTAAAAGGTTTCTCACTATGAGTTCCCCAAATGTTGTTGTATTATCAAAACCAATGTGTCCGTACTGTGATAAAGCAAAAGCTTTATTAGACAGAATGGATATAAAGTACACTACAAGAACATTAGGTGACGATTTGACTAGAGAAGAATTGCTAGAAATAGCACCATCTGCCCGAACAATGCCACAAATTATTATCAATAGTGAAGTAATTGGCGGTTATAATCAGTTAAATACATATATAGAAAACACAGGATTTAATGGAACGGGGTACACATTATAATGGCACTATTACAAACAACAGTAGAAGCAGACGATATAATTACTATTAGAACAGTTCAGGGTGTTGAAATTGTTGCTAAATTTATATCTGAATCTGCGTCTTCAATCAAAGTTAATAAACCTCTTGTTATTAACGGAACAACATCAGTAGCTGATACAGGAATTACAAAAGCCCTGTTTGGTCCACTGTCATCTACAATGGCAACATTAAGCAATGTTGAAATAAACAGTGTAAATATTCTTTGCGCCAATGCAACAGACGAAGATGTAGCGACACAGTATGCATCACAGGTGAGCTAGTATGGCCGCTAACACTACTCCATCAACTCCTAATACAGAAGAATCAGGACATCCTGGCAACACTATGCAGCACACGGCCATCGACCGAGACGATGGTGATATCAGTGATTCCGTTGAAGGTGAACACAGTCATTTACATTTTGACGATGGTTACAAATTACATTTTGGTGAAATAGCTAGCTTGTTTGAAGACATTCAAGCTGATATGAGAATTATTACTAATAGGGCTACAGATTATAAAAAAGGTAATTATACAAGAACAGCAGATACTAACGCACCTACTCCTGAAGCTAGAATATTACAAGCGGCAAAAGAACTTAATTTCGAAGAAGCTGATGTGTTAGCACATATTAATGCTGAACTTGCAAGACCAAGTAATTTTGATGATTTACATGAAAAGAATTTTGCTAGTATAAGAGCTGGCGGCAAATATACAAGTTATTCAGGAGGGCTAACGTCACGAGGTCCTGACGGGAAACCTGTTGGATATGCTAAATCAGATGAAATTAAAACGCCAGAGATTGATCCTCCACCGTATGGCGACGGCTCTCCAATATTTAAATCACCAAATGATATTTCATTAGAAGATCTAAAAGCTTCAGGCTTGTCACCAACCGGTGGCGGCAGTGGAATTGTAAAATATGCTAATCAAGGTAAGATTAGAAATAGACCTATACAAGATGCATTAATGAATATAATTAAATCAGCTGCAGGTGGTGCCGGAGTAAATGCTGCAATCTTTTCAGGTGGACAACTACGATACGTAGACGGCGGTATCAAAAACGTATCAAGAACAGGATCAAACAGGCATGACTTAGGGTATGGCGCAGATGTCTATCTTTATCATGATAAATTTAAAAAGGCACTAAATGCCCAATCAAAAGCAGATTTTCGAGTAATGATTAATTTTGTAGAATTGGCTAAAGGTGCAGGAGCAACAGCTGCAGGATTTGGTAATACCTATATGAACGACACAGGAATACATATTGATATTGCACTTACAGGACAAGCGGCAGGCGATCTTACAGGAATTAAGCCAGGCAATTGTTGGGGAGGTAGAGATCCTTCTAGAAAGTATGCTCCAACATTTGCTCTTGCTCCAGTAGCTCTTCAAGATGTTTGGAAAGCATAATGCCATCAGTTGATTTTACACATACAGATTATACAGACGAGCTTAATAGAATTATTGTAGCTCTCACAGGCATACGTGATGATGTAAGACTGCTTAGAAAAGTAATGGAAGATCCGAACCAAGGTGCAGTTACAAGTCATGTAATGAACGACATACAGAAAGCCTTACTTGCAGTGGCTATCAGTAATAATGGCGCTGCCAATGCAGAAGCAATAAGAAAGCAAATTAAAGAAGTTGGTGTTGGCGAAGTCATGAATACTAAGGTAGGCAAAGACGGTGACGGCACAACACAAGAAAATATTGACAAAATTGTTATTGGTCCACCTGTTCCTGACGATGAGGTTGTAGATCCTAGCATTAGTGACAAACGCTGGCCACCAGTTAGATCAAGAGAAAAACTAGCATTACCAAATGCCAATTCATCTTCAGATATATTCAATCCAGCAACGGGAATAATTAACCCATTAACTAAGGATGCTCAAAAAATAGCTATGCAACAATCCGGAAATAAAGGTGTTACACCTCCAGCTGCAGCCGGAAGCAAAACTATTGTAAATCAAACCGAAAGACATGCTATATTAGTTAAACTTAATATTCCTACTGATGACGAAGCATTGATGAAAAAAGTATTGATTAGAGTAAGTGGGAAGTATTATTGGGAAAAAGAAGGAGCAGATAGTGAAGACGATGGACGCTTTGGAACATTCCCAGTAATAGAAAAATATGCGATAGATAGAGCATTAGGTGATCCATTAGGATATCAATCTAAGACGGGATCCGCAGGTGAAGATGGTAAAAATTACGTGCATGATGCAGAAGCACGATCCTCTTTAGGGGCTGTAGCTGATCCAAGAGCAACTGGCCCTCAATAGTTTTAATTAGGAGTTATAATGCCAAAAGCACATAGAGTTGGAGATTTTGATACAGGCGAAAATATGTCTGTTACAGGGTCAGATGATGTCTATATCAATGGTGGTCCGATTATTGGTGGAACACTTTCGGATGCATTAGGATTTGAAGATCTTCAAGGCATTAGTGAAGACCAAGGAAGAGCAATATTATCAGATCTATCTGCCGAAATGGCCGCGGGCGGTGATATGGATATAAATGAGCCTTTAGAGCAATTTGATCCAGGTAGTGGAAAAGGATTTAATCCTGTAAACGGCTTTACCGGAATATTAGGAGCGCCTGGCTCAGCTGCGGCTGGAACTGGTCCTAGCTTTTCACAACATCCAAGAGGCAATGATTTAGATGCAACAACGCCGTTTCAAGATGATCAAAGACAATCAGATTGGATAATACCAGAACCTCAAGTCAGTACAGCAGTTACTGAAGGTGCATGGAAACAACTAGAAGGCCTTGCAAAAACATTTGGCAGACCATTACAAATAAACAGTGCATTTAGACCGTTACAATATAATCGAGAAATTGGAGGAGCCAAAAAGAGCAAGCATACAGAGGGGATTGCTTTTGATATTCGATGGCCAGTTGGAACATTTAGTGAACGCATAGAATTTATCCAAATGGCTTGTGATGCTGGATTTACAGGAATAGGTGTATATAATGGGTTTATACATTGTGATACAGGAGCCAAACGATGTTGGGGGCCAGACGGCGGAAGAAGCAGTGTTTTTAGCCAATATCAAACAGTACTACAATCAAATGGATTTAGTACTCCATAAAAGACTTGACAACTATCACATTTGGTGCTATAATAGCATTATAAACTAAAATAAAGATAGGCAAGTATGAAAAATAAGGCTCAAAAACTAATATTAACAGATGCAGACGGTGTGCTACTTAATTGGGAGTACGCATTTAGCTGTTGGATGGAACAACAAGGTTACGAAAAGCAACCTGGTGCAAATTTCCAATATGATATATCCAAAAGCTTTAATGTTGAATCCAATAATAAAGGACATAAACTTGTAAAGCAGTTTAACGAAAGTGCCGCAATGGGCTTTCTACCAGCACTAAGAGATAGTGTGCATTATGTAAAGAAACTACACGAAGAAAAAGGTTATGAGTTTCATTGTATAACATCAATGAGCACAGATACCTATGCATATAAACTTCGTAGAATGAATTTAGAAAAGCTTTTTGGAACATCAGCTTTTACAAAACTTATATGTTTAGCAACAGGCGCACCAAAAGATGAAGCCCTTGCTGAATATAAGGACTCTAACTGTTTCTGGATTGAAGATAAGTTAGAAAATGCAGAGGCAGGCCTTAAGCAGGGCTTGCGTCCAATATTGGTCGAACACGGCCACAATATGAATGAAGAACTTGCTAATGGCATACATAAAGTAGTAAATTGGAAAGAAATTTATTCTTATATTACAGGAGAAGAGAATGAGTGAATTATCACAACACGAACAAATTGTTCAAGCGTTTAATCAATACCTTGCAGAAGCTGAAACTTTTGATGAAAAAGGTGTAAAGGCTGCGGCTGCTAGAGCCAGAAAAGCCCTTGGAGATCTCGGCAAATTGTCTAAGTCAAGACGTGCTGAAATTCAAGAAAAGAAGAACAACATGTAATGAGTGGTCAGCGAAAATGGCTTAGAACATGGGCAAGAACAGTTGGAATGCCAATAGGCTTAACTGACGATGACAAACCTGAGTTTTTACCTATATCGCAGACTAGTGTTAAACGTGCATTGGCGGCCAGAACATTCTGGATCGTCTTGCACGTTGTTACATGTTGTATGATTATAGCAGGAAACACAAAGTTATTATTTTTTACTTAGGAGGCTATATGAAAAAATTTAAAGTAATTATATGTTTGGTAGTTATTGCACTTGCTGTATTTTTAGCAGTACCTGCAAAAGCAGATCATAGGTATAATAATTATTATAATAATAACAATTATAATTATGGTGGATATTATAACAATAATTATAATAGATGGCACGATCCTAGAGGATACCACAATCGTAGATACGGACATAGACCTTATTATGGTAGACACCATAGACGTAACAATGATATAGCAGGTATTATTATTGGTGGAATTATTATTAACGAAATCTTTAGAAACAGTAATCGTAGACACAATAATGTTTGTAGAGACGTAAGACGTTCTAGATACGACCATTATGGCAATCAAGTCATTTACTACGAAAGGATCTGTAACTAGTTTATAGAGCCGGCGTAGCTCAGTTGGTAGAGCAACTGATTTGTAATCAGTAGGTCCCGAGTTCGAATCTTGGCACCGGCACCATAAATATAATATAAGGAGAATATTATGAACAAACCAGTAGACCCAGTACCACCTGTTCCACCATCACCAGTAGAACCACCAGTTTCACCGCATCCAGCACCACCGAGTTCAGATTAGAAGTAAATTAAGCTAAAATTTACGCCTATTCTTGTGATAAGCGTAAATTTACACTAAATATACACATATACACAAGAGGACGCATCATATGGCGTATTCAGATAAAGTGTTGGACCATTACGAAAATCCCCGTAATGTTGGAAAGTGGGATCCTTCAGTAGATGGGATCGGAACTGGAATGGTAGGTGCTCCGGCTTGCGGAGATGTTATGCGTTTACAAATAAAAGTAAAAGATGGCATAATAGAAGATGCTAAGTTTAAAACATACGGTTGCGGAAGTGCTATTGCAAGCAGTAGTTTGCTTACAGAATGGGTTAAAGGCATGTCTTTGGAAGATGCAGGATCAATAAAGAATGTTGATCTAGCTAACGAACTTGCACTTCCTCCAGTAAAAATACATTGCTCAGTACTAGCTGAGGATGCAATTAAAGCAGCAATACAAGACTACAAGGATAAAAATTAATGAAATTTTATAGTTGTTTTCCAACAAGAACTTTATTGTTTATTGTAATTAGTATAATGTTATTTGCACTCGTTGGCTGTATGGATAGTGTCGATGCTCGACCACTAACCGCAGCACAAAAGAACGAAATTCAAAATCGTATAACACCCTTTTCAATAGTAAGTGTTAAAGGTGAAGGAATTGTACAGGTTGCGTCAATTGAAGATCTTCCTGGCAAAGCAAAATATGCTGTTTGCTCTGCATGTCATGGTGCCACTGGCGGTGGCGGCATGGGTCCGGCACTTGCAGGACAGACTGTAGAGTATATCACAGGTCGTTTGCGTAGTTACAAAGCAGGAGAAACTGTAGGAGCAAAAAGTGGAATGATGTGGGGACAGGCTGCAAATTTATCTGAAACTGACATCCAAGATTTAGCAGAGTATGTAAGAATTTTGTAAAGTCCAAAATAAAGGTTGACTTTGTTTGCAAACGAAGTTATACTGTATAAACAATGAGGCTAAGAGAATAGCTTCTTGGTAAAGCGGAGTAAGGTTACTCCATTTTTATTAACTTTTGAAAGAGGTAAATTATGGCTTTTACAACCATTAAAACTAACCAGAAGACTTTCTTAGAAAACTATCTAAGAGGTACTGGTAAAACTTTGACTGCGGCAGATGCCAATGCAAGGTTTGGCATTCAAAAACTAGCAGCTCGAATGAGTGAATTGAAAGCAGCTGGCTTGAATGTAAAAACTTCAGTTGCCACATCAGGCAAAGTGAAGTATGGCATCACTGCACGTGACGTGAACGGCAGTAGAGCTAAGGTATTCGCTTCTTCTTAATTTAGAAGCGACACTATAAAAAGGCGTCTTCGGACGCCTTTTTTCTTGACAACAACAGAAGGAGATCAATATGACTAAATTCGAAATAATTGAATTTATAATTGGAGTATCTTGTTTAGGACTTCTCGTTACAATATAAACGAATTGTCATAAACTGTGCGTTGATCGCTTTGGGCTGGTTTATTGAAGAAGATCCAGAACTCTGCAGATTCCATAAGAGAGGCGAGCAATCCTCTGTGATTGAAATCGAGGTTGACATATAACAATTTCTGTGTTATAAATATATTTGTAACGTTGAAGCAATTCAAACGCTAGACAGGACCCGGGGGCGGTACCCGGCGACTCCACCATAAGCACATGAGAGTAGATACACCTGCTTTTCTGTGTATAGGACAAGACCTCGAAAGGGTGCAAGTCGTGTGTTTATGATGGGGTCGAAATAGGATCGACTGTTAGTTAATAGGAGAGTGGAGTTGCCCGGATGTAAGCTCGGTTAACGCGAACGAAACTTATAATTGCAAATGACAATTATGCGCCAGAGATGGCATTAGCGGCTTAGGCTGTTACGGGGTAGTTATACCTTGTTACCAAAAATAGCACTAAAGAGTGTGTTGCAGAGATGCCACACTCTTTTTTAATGGTAACCTTATCTATACAAAGGTTCAATAATATAGATAACTACTATGTGAGCAATAAAATTCCCCCCAACGCTCACCTATTAAAGAGTAACAAAGGAAAATCAATGCGTACAATCGTAATCGCAGCAGTAGCCGCAATGGTTGCAACTTCAGCGTCAGCTATGGACCTAGGATATGGGTTGACAATGAATACAGATGTAGTAGCAGAACACAAGTTCGATGCAGGTGCTACAACAATGATCATTAATCCAGAACTAGGATACATGACTGGTCAAGCAGAATGGACTGTTGGCACAACATTAAATATTTGGGACGATACAAATTCATTTACACTAGATGATGAATTTGATCATGCACCAACATTAGACTTTGGAGTTGTATATCCTGTAATGAGTAATTTAGAATTTGAAGCAGGCACAACTTATGATTTCGAAGCAGAAGAGCGTGGAGAGCTATCAGCTAAATTCACATTCAGCTTCTAATACATAGTGGAGTATAAATTAAGGCCGCCTTGTGTGGCCTTTTTTTATGACTAAATATTATGTTAGTATAGAAAGGAAGCAGATGGTAAAAAATCTAAAAGATTTAATCATATGCGTTTTGGTTGCAGGAGTTCTAGTTTTACTAGGTATTGTTATTATAGGAGATTACTATGTTGCTTTACAAGAAAATAGACCAGTTGACGAAAGCGTAATTACATTAATGAAAATGAGTTTAACAGGAATGATTGGTATCATAGCTGGATATATAGGGAGCAGATAATGTATGAATACAGATGTAAAGTAGTAAAGGTAATAGATGGTGACACGGTTGATGTTGATATTGATCTAGGTTTTGGTATCTGGCAAATGGACGAACGTGTTAGAATTATGGGAATTGATACCCCAGAAAGTAGAACACGTGATAAAGTTGAAAAGAAATTTGGATTAGCTGCAAAGGCCAAACTAAAAGAATTACTTAAAGGCACTCCTACTTTAAAAACACAAATTAACAAACACGGCGAAGATATGAAAGGCAAGTTTGGAAGAATACTCGGCGACTTTATTGTTGAAGATGGTTATGGTGGATACAAAAATGGATCTCTAGTAACTGAAATAATGATTGCTGAAGGACATGCAGTTCATTACACTGGCGGTTCCAAAGAAGAAATCCAAGAAATGCATTTAAAAAACCGTGAAAGACTGATATCAGAAGGCATCGTTACTATTGATTGATTTTGGTGTTGTATATTTTGTTCTATTGATAAAAAATATGGGTGAAGAAATAGCTGATAGAGTTTACTTTGCTAAGTTAGCAGATTGTACACATATGGCAACAGAACTTAATTTCAACTACCTAGGCACTCCACTCAAAGCCTATTGTATACCAGAAGTATCCAAAGAATAAGGTTGACATATACTTTAGTACATGTTATAATAAATGATATTTGTAACATGGAGAATGTATATGACTATGAGTTTGGCAAGAGGGCTAACTACTCTCAATACAAAAAAGCGTAAGCCTAAGAAATTTACTCTTAAACAACAAGAGAGAAATGAAGTTGATCGTAGGGCTTATAACAAGCGTATGAAGCGTCTTGGCTTACACCAGCAACAAATGTCCTCACAAGAATATGAACAGTATCTTCTTGGCAACTACAAGTCGAAGCCTAAGAAAAAGTTCGAATCTTATGTTGCTCCAAAAAATTCTTATTATAGGGAAACTCCAAACATTCCTAGCAATGGTGATGGCATAGGTAATTGTTATAAAAAAGAAAATAACACCTATACAGGCACTTTAATTACAGGTATTGCTACAATGCACAAGAGTAATGCAGTTCCAGTAACTAATCAAAAACAAGCAATCGACATAGCAAATATGCGTAGAAACTAAAATACGCACTTAAAAATGAGCAAAATCCCACTTAAATACAACATGAGGAATATAATGAAACATATATCTCGAGTTGCGACTATTACTATTATAGGCGTACTGTCTAATTTTGGTCTTGCGGTAGCAGGTTCAACAATTGGAATTAATGAACTATATGCGGAAGAAGATCGTCCGCAAGAATACTGCCTTGCACTAAACATGTATTTTGAATCACGTGGTAGTAGTGTAGCAGATATGGCAGGAGTAAGTGACGTGGTACTAAATAGGGTTAAGGATTCAAGATATCCAGATACTATTTGTGAAGTGATACGTCAAGGACCTGTGAGAGAAAGTTGGAAAACTAAAAAGGATCCCGACTTGCCATTATCAGAAAGGGTTTATAATCCTATTAGACACAAGTGTCAATTTAGTTGGTACTGTGATGGCAAACACGATTTACCACAGAATCAAGACCTTTGGCACTTAGTACAAAATATGGCATACTTGATGATTTGGGAAAAGAAGTATGTTGGAATTACAGAAGGATCAACACATTATCATGCCGAATACGTAAATCCTCGCTGGGCGAGTGGTTTACATTTAACGGGTAGAATCGGCAAACACATATTCTACCGTTGGGAATAGGAGAAATCACATGTTATTAGGGTTACTTGTTTTACTTACGGCTCTGACCATCTCTACTGTAGCTATCTATTATAGTGTAGTAGGATTGGTTGCAATCTTTGCCGCGGCAGCATTGCCAATTATGATTATGGGCGGAGTACTTGAAGTAGGTAAGCTAGTGACCGCGGTATGGTTACATAGGTACTGGAAAGAAACAGTATGGTGGCTAAAGTCTTACTTGTCTTTTGCTGTTATACTGTTAATGTTTATTACAAGCATGGGTATCTTTGGATTCTTATCCAAAGCACACATAGAACAAACAAGTGCAGGTGAAGAAAGTATTGCACAAGTTGAACGCATTACCACTGAAATTGCTAGACAAGAAGCAATTATTGTTAGAGCAGAAGCACAGATAACAAAAGCAGAGTCTAGTACAAACACCCAAGACAATACTATTCAAGAACAAATTGACAGAGAGCAAGCAAGAATAGATAGTGCATACTCAAGAATACAGCCTGCTATTAATGAGCAACTAGAAGTTATTTCTCTTGAAGAAACTAAAATACAAAAGAGATTAGAACCTTATCAAAATCAAGTAGATGCAATAGCCGCATCTTTAGCACAACTAGAATCTTATGTAAACGCAGGAGATAGAGATAGTATTAAGAAAGCACAGGGTCTTATTGGAGCAAGTGCTGACGGTAGCTATGGTAGAAGAACTGCGGCAAAGGTACAAGAGTTTAGAGATCAAAAGAATCAAGAACGTATTGACTTACTCAATAAAATGGATGAACTACAGTCTTTAGAATCACCTGTTGTCACTGCCGCTAGAGCAGAAATTATAAGACAGCGTGGATTAGCAGAAACAGAAATAGCAAACAGTAATGAACTAATATCAAGATTACGTGAACAAATTGGTAGGGTGGAATCTAATGCTGAAGATATTGATGCAATCGTTGATGAGCAGACTGCAAGAATAAGAAATGCAAATACAGAGTTAGATGAATTAACAGAAGAGAAGTATGCACTTGAAGCAGAGTATAGAAAGCTAGAAGCTGAAGTAGGTCCTATTAAATATATCGCTGAATTTGTATACGGAGAAGAAGCAGATCAAAACTTACTTGAAGAAGCAGTACGTTGGGTAATTCTACTAATAATATTCGTATTTGATCCGTTAGCAGTTTTACTTTTAATTGCAAGTCAATATACTTTTGAAAATCTAAGAAAACAAAAAGAAAAAAAGAAAGACGTTTTCGACTGGGATGACTATGAACATAAAAGGGCACAAGCTATAGTTAATAATCCTGGACCAGAGGGAGAAAAAGATGTCAATGACAATGAAGCACCTGATAGTGTCGATGATGAATCTACACAGCCAGCCGCCGCAGAAACAGATAATCAAAAACAAGAACAAACAGATGTCGAAGAAGACACCGGCTCTGACAGTAGACGAGCTGAGATCGATGCTGGGGGACAGCCTGGAACCACGCTTTTGGGAGACGATGTAGTTTACGAAATAGCTAAGACTACTCCTTCAATAAAAGTAGATGAAGACCAAGTAAAAGAACAAATGGAAGCAGAAGAATTAGTTCCACCAAAATTTGATCTTACTGAAGAATTAAAAGCAGAAGAATTAGTTCCAAAAGAAATTCAGCCAGCTATCAATATGCAGATTGATGAAGAATGGCAAGAAAGAGAGAAACCAGAAACTAAAAAAAAAGTAGAATCATCGGAACGTTTAAAGGATCTTGAAGAAAAAGAAAATGATGCCGATCATGTTGCCGCAAGGACACATTGGAAAGCTGAAAATCCTTCGTTAACTCTTAAACACTACAAGAACTTGTACACAAAAGGTGTAATAGATTCACTACCTTGGGAAGAAAAAGAGTTTATTGATAAGTACCAAGCAGTATCTGAACAAGGCTATACACAAAACAGTGAACAAGACGGTGACACTTTGTTTAACAAACTTAAAAAATAGGTTCTAATTGAAAAACATTAATATAATTACTCCACCTGATGTGTTATATCACGATGCAGTTGAAGTCTTATTGTTATGTACATCTGATGATGTAAAAAATAAAGTTCAAGAATCTCTTGTAGACATTGACGCTGATATTAATATATATGTTTATGAAGCAAACGAACATCTGACCGATGAAGACTTAGATTGGATGTTAACTATTTTCCAAAAAAGCCAAATCACTGTTATAGAAGTAGATAATGTACCACCAGTATTACAACCAATCCTAAGTTATATGATTGCTAAGCCAAAAACTTTCTGGTTGACAAATGGTGAGAATAGAGTGTATAATAAACTAAGTATTAATAAGATACAAAACTTTGAGTTTTTAACTAGTCTAGGAGGACAATTTGAGAAGGAACAATAACAGTGGGTATCGGCCACAGAAGCCTAAAGAGTATGGATCTGATAAGAAGCACGGCCTAACTGTTGAGGTACGTAACAACGATATTAATAAAGCATTAAGAAAATTTAAGAAAAAAGTACAGGAAGACGGCTTACTACAGGAAGTAAGAGAACGGCAGTTCTATACAAAGCCAAGCGAAAAACGCAAGAGAGCAAAGGCAGCAGGACGGGCTAGATGGCTTAAAAAACTACAGAAGTCATTAGAGCTAGACATTGGATACCAAGGCAAAAAGAGAAAGTAAATTTTTATGCGTATTGAAGAAGACGTAAAACTTGACTACAAGGACGTTCTTATTCGTCCAAAGCGTAGCACATTAGGAAGCCGTAAAGAAGTAGACTTATCAAGAGGCTTCACATTTCGAAATTATATTCAACCAGAAGATGAACAAAAAGAGTATAGGCACTATCGTGGCGTTCCTATAATGGCATCTAATATGGATGGTGTTGGAACATTTGAGATAGCAGACACTCTTGCAAGACAAGATATGTTTACCTGCTTGGTTAAAACTTATAATGTAGATGAATTAGTTGAATATTTTCAATACAAGCAAGTTGAATCATTTAGAACAAAAAATGTTGCTATGAGTATTGGCATCACTGACAATGATTTGAATAAATTTGCTGATGTTTATTCACAAGTAGGTACAAATTTAAAGTATGTGTGTATTGATGTGGCAAATGGATATTCAGAACGCTTTGGAAATTTTGTAAGAAAGTTTAGGAAAGCATATCCTAATGTAGTAATTATTGCAGGTAATGTAGTTACAGGAGAGATGACAGAGGAGTTGATCTTAAATGGAGCAGATATTGTTAAAGTTGGCATTGGGCCTGGTAGTGTTTGCACTACTCGTATACAAACTGGAGTGGGATACCCTCAGCTTTCCGCTGTCATCGAGTGTGCTGATGCGGCTCATGGACTTGGCGGTCATATCATCGCTGATGGTGGTTGTACTACTCCTGGTGACGTAGCTAAAGCATTTGCAGGAGGTGCAGATTTTGTAATGCTTGGAGGTATGCTTGCCGGTCACGATGAAGGCGGAGGCGAAGTTGTTACGAAAACATATGTAACAAATGAACTTATGCATGACGGTGTAAACTTTGTGCAAGAAGAAAAAAGTTTTGTACAGTTCTACGGAATGAGTAGCAAAAGTGCAAATGAAAAACATTTTGGAGGACTAAAAGATTATCGTTCTTCAGAAGGAAGAACAGTATTAGTGCCATACAAAGGCACTATTAGAAATACTGTACAAGATATATTGGGCGGTGTACGTTCAACTTGTACGTATGCAGGTGCAATTAGATTAAAGCACCTAAATCGTTGTACAACATTTGTTCGTTGTACACAAACCCATAATTCCGTGTTCGAGAGTGCTACAACGGGGAATTAACTGGGATAAATAAAAGTGTAAGGCAATGTATGCTTTACATTAACCGAGCGCCGTAAGGGCTCACAACATAAATCTTGCTTTTTATAAGGAGAAAACAAATGACAAGACTTACAACCCTAGACCTACCCAACTTTCACAGAGCAACTATCGGATTTGATCGAATCTTCGAACAAATGGAAAGACAGTTTGCTAACAGTCCAAACGGACAAGGGTATCCCCCATATAACATTGCACAAATCAACGAAGATGAGTTTATGATCTCTCTTGCAGTTGCTGGCTTTGGTATGGATAATCTTTCAATTGAGAAAGATGGAGACCAACTGAAAGTTGAAGGCACGGCTCCTAAGGGAGACGAAGAAGTAAACTACCTACACAAAGGTATTGGTGGACGTAACTTCCGCAGAGAGTTTACACTTGCTGATCACGTTGAGGTGGAAAATGCACAACTTGAATTAGGAATGCTTAATATTCATCTAAAACGTAATATCCCAGAAGAATTACAACCTAAGAAAATTAAAATTAACGAAGGTGTAACAATCGAAGGTAAAAAAGGCAAGTAATTGTCTAGGGGGAGTGAAACATCTCCCCCAACTTTAGGAGAAAAAAATGAGTAATACTGATATTGAACTCGATATACAACTTGATACAAAAATTAATGATTTAATTACTGAGCCAGGTTTATATAATGTTATTTTTTTAAATGATGATGCAACTCCTATGGAATGGGTAGTTGATTTATTAGTTAGAATTTTTAAGCACACTCAATCTTCCGCTGAGAACTTGACAATGGAGATACATACTAATGGTAGTGCAATTGTTGGAACATACAGTTACGAAATTGCAGAGCATAAAACTATCGAAGCTACTTCTCTTAGTAGAGAAAATGGCTTTCCATTACAAGTAAAGCTGGAAGCGGAATGAATGAGTAATTTAAAAGAGTTAACTTGGGAACACCATAAAAATGCAGAAAGACAGGAGTTTGTAAAAGAACTTATGTCAGGGAAAATTACAAAAGAACGTTACGCAACCCTTTTATTTAATT